GTTCAAATCCTACCAGTAGCTCCATTTTAAAAAACACCCCGAAGGAAGGGAGGTCATCAGCGACTCCCTTCCAAATTATTTCTAAATTCCTTCAAGGAACGTGTATGACCTTCACGCTTAGACAATTCATCCAAATGGTGACCCATTACATACCTTAATGATTTTGGTGCTCCTGATGATAGTCCTATACTCAAATATCATATAAAAGTCTTAAAACATCGATTTGACCCTAATGCGTTCACACATGAAACTGTGGGTGAATATCGTATAACATTACTCAGTCAGATTCAAGAGGAGGTAAACGCTTGGAATGCTGACAGATTAATGAAGGGAATGAGTTCTTAATGACAAATAATCTTATTTCGAAAGCTAAGTCAGCGACTCCTTTCAAAATAGCAAGAACCAGTAAAACCGGAAAACTTTCTAAAAAGGCCAAGACCTTTCTTGAAATGTGTAAGACACAGTTCGGTTTTGAACCAGCCCGGGAGTTTATTGAACACTATTCCCGGGAGATGACACTCTACCAAGAACTGTGGCTCAGGTATTCAAGTGACGTTGACAGACAGAACATGTCTCAGCAAGACATCGAAGCCTTTTGGAGAATGCATGATGCATTGAAAGATAGTCTAAAGACGTTCATGAAGTACTCTTATCCAACCATGAGAGCTACGCAGGTAAAAGGTTCCGGTGGCCCTGCACCTGTATTTAACATTAACCTTGGAGCTCCTGAGAAATCTAAATCCAAGACTATTAATGTTACACCAAAGGATGTATAATGTCTTTTCAATTAGACTATAGCGTTATACCAACGTTCGCTCAAGTACACCAAGATCCAAGCAAGTACATTTTTATTAGAGGCCCTGTTGGATCTGGTAAATCTTCTGGATGTATCTGGCACTGTTTTTTAACCGCTTTAAACCAGAGTCCAGCCAGTGACGGTGTACGAAGAACGAAGTTTGGTATCTTACGTGCCAGTTATCCAGCACTGAAGTCAACGGTAATTAAGTCTTGGAAGGACTGGTTTAAGAACCTTATTAATATTACCTATGACGTTCCGATTAGGGGCCGTGTAGAGCTACCACATCCTGACGGTAAAACTAATGTCGAGATGGACTTAGTCTTTATTGCTTTAGACAGGGAAGAAGATGTTAACAAACTACAATCCCTTGAACTTACCGCAGCCCATGTTAATGAGGCACACGAAATGCCACCCGGTGTTATTCAGATGCTTAAATCACGTGTTAACAGGTATCCTGCCAAACGTGACGGTGGTGTTGACAGAACCTTTATTATATGTGACTACAACTCAGTGCATACACAACACTGGCTATATGCTCTCGCAGAAGAAACAAAACCACCAAAACACTCCTTTTATGTTCAACCTCCAGCATTATTACAAGCCCCAAAGGGAGCTACTGAAATAGTTGATGCAGCCGGGAACTATTATATGATAAACCCGGACGCTGAAAACATAGAGAACCTTGAGGATGATTATTATGAGGACATGGTTCTTGGAGCAGATCCAGACTGGGTAAACGTATTTGTGCTAAATAATTATGGTGATGTTAGATCCGGTAGACCTGTATATAAGGACTACAATGATGGCGTGCACCTTGCAGATAGTATTATTAAACCATTATCGGGTGTTCCATTAATCATCGGTATGGACTTAGGGCTTACTCCGGCTGCTGCGTTTATGCAGCTATCACCTATGGGAAAGCTTCTTGTTATCGATGAGCTTGTTTCTGAGGACTGTTCAATCCAAGAGTTTTGTTCAGACTATCTTTGGCCTAAGCTTAGGAATGACTACCCAAAGACTAATTTTTACGTTGTGATAGACCCTGCAGGTAGAACCCGGGCAGAGACAGATAAAAGCAGTGCAAGAAAGATTATACACGATTCTGGCTTACCATATCGACTTGCACGAACACAGGAGCCTTTAGCAAGGCGTGAGTCTGTAGTGAGTTTCTTAAGGCGTGTTAATGGCTTTAAACTTTCACCAAAGTGTATCTACTTACGTAAAGGTTTTATTTCAGAGTACAAGTATGAAAGAAGACTACTATCTAATATAGAGTCACCGTTCAAAGAGAAACCTGAAAAGAATATTTACTCACATATCCATGAAGCACTACAGTACGGTGCTTTAGAATTAGTTGAAGGTAGGGTTCACAAAAAGGCAAGAAGTAAACCATCTAAGTATAATAAGTATAACCAACCAGCCACAGTAGCAGGATACTAATATGTCTAAGGTACTATATCGTGGTGCTCTTAACCCTATCAGTAGAGCACCTGCAAATCAACAAGCACCAAAATTTACTATTCCATTACACTATACTACTGGTTTACAGAGCCGTGGTTTTGGGCTTGGTACGTGTGGCAGGGCAACTTCTGGATGGTATTTCGATCCAAGCACTGGTTACCTTACAGAGGCTGAGTCTACCGAAGCACGGATAGAAGCAAAGGGCTTATTGGTAGAACCTGCAAGTACTAACTATTGCTTGCGTAATAGAGCATTTACAACATCACCATGGCAAAATACTGGTTGTACTACTGCCCAAAATGAGACAGGTATTGACGGTTCGGCTAATACAGCATGGACATTAACCGATGATTCTTCAGAGGCCTCAGAACATATATATCAAGATATATCTGTTGATGATGATACAAAAACCCACTGTGTCTCTTTGTTTTTTAAGAAGACAAAGACAGCAGTAACATTCCCCGGGTTAAGGTGTAGATATATTACTGGGTCAGCTATATCTGGTGATGTTATTGTTAATACAAATACTGGTGTACTAATAGACAGACCGACAGGTGCTGCTTATACTCCAAGTTATAAGGGCATTGATGATTACGGTGACTGGTGGCGAGTATATGTATGTAGGACTAACGATGGATCTGGTAACACAACATGTAGAATAGAAGTCCGTCCTGCTATTAGTACGGATGGTGTTACATGGACGGGTGAATCAGTTCAAGGTTCTTGTATTGTTGATTATGGTCAATTTGAAAAGGATCGAGTTTTTCCAACCAGTCCAATTCCTACAACAGCAAGTTCAGTAACCAGAAACACAGAAGCTGGAGAGTACACTTGGCCTATACCTACAGGGGTTTCTGATTTATTGCGTGAAACACAAACGTTGTCCTTTTCCGCAACGGTTCAGACAGGCTCTTTTACTGTAGGTAATACTGTGTATGGTGCTGCCTCAGGTGCACATGGAACTATCAGCCAAGTTGGTGTTGGCTGGATAATTGTTCATACAATAACAGGAACGTTTGAGGCTGATGAAGTTATATATGAAGCCACTTATGGAAGTGAACTCGTAACTAATGGGGACTTTTCAGCAGATTCTAATTGGACAAAAGGCACAGGATGGACAATAGCTGCTGGAAAAGCCACCCATGCTACAGGTTCTACTTCTCAAATATATCAAGATATTTCTGCGGTATCTGGTTCATTCTATAGGTTTGTATATACAACATCAGGCATATCTGCTGGTGGTATGCAAGCAATGGTGGGTGATGAAGCGGGAGTTAGCAGGACAACTAACGATACATGGACAGAATATATACAATGTGACGGTGCCGATTCAAATGCAAAGGTTCAGGCTGGAAGTGCTTGTGATGGTTCTATAGATGATATATCCGTAAAACAAATCACAAACGCTGCTCTAACTACATCAGTATCTTCTAAGGCTACTGAAGGAACGTTGGTGTTTTTACTTACTCCCGGGTTTTCAGAAAGTATAGTTGCAACTAATGGTACAAGTTTTGTATCAAGTGCTAATTCAAATTCAAGCCTTTCTTCTATAGATCTTAATGGAACTCTATACACATATGATCATAGTACATATTGTTATGGAACTAACTTTTCGTTTGTTCGTGGTCAAGTAATTCCTGTAGTAGTTAGATGGGGATATGATGATTCAGGAACAAAGTATGAGGTAGGATATAAAGATAGTACTGGGTCTTGGGATTGGGGAACACAACAGTCTTTTGATGGCTCATTCAATGACGATGGTACATTATGTATAGGTAGAAGTGTGTATTACCCTTTCCATATTCAGAACATTCACTTTTATGATTTACTTACACAAGCAGAAGTAGAGGCAATGATATAAAATGGCAAACAACTTTTCAGGAGATGCTGACTGTGTAGCCTTATGGAACTTTGAAGACTCACCGGGATTTGCTACAGACTCTCAAGGTGATAATGATCTTACAAACGATGGTGCTGATGAGGAAAATACTACATACAAAGAGGGTAGCCAATCAGCAAAGTTTGTCTTATCAAATACTGATTACATGTATATATCTGATGCTGATCAGGATGCAGGATTTCCATTTAGGGATAATGATGGCGGATCGGTAGAAGAAGACTTCTCGTTTTGTTTTTGGGTATACTTTAACAGTCTTCCAAACTACGCCACACTTTTAGCTAAATGGGATGACGATGATGACTTAGTTTTTTGTCTTTTGGTTGATGATGCAGATAAAGCTCAACCAGTGTTTGGATATAATAGTGGTGCAAGTTATGAGTACGATACTGACTTTCGTTTTGGCACAGCGTTTACTACAGGCCGTTGGTATCATGTAGCATTTACATATGTACAGTCTACACATGCTTTTAGACTTAGAATATGGGATGATACTGCATCAGACTTTCTTGGTAGTGATATATCTGATAATGCAAGCAATGATATAGATGCAAGAGATATACCATTCACAATAGGAGCACAAAGCCATGGTGCATATTATTCTGATTGCTACATCGATGAGTTTGTTGTTTTTAATCGTTCACTTTCTACTGATGATATAGATGCTATAAGATCTGGAACTTTTAGTTCAAGTGAAACATATGAGTTTGCCAGTACAGCAGCAGCAGCTACGTCAACTGCAGCTATAGATTGTAATGCTACAAGACTATTAGCAAGTGCTTCAGCCATTACAACATCGTTATCTTCCTCTGGTTTAAATATTCTTAGACCTTTCGCAAGTGCTTCAGCAGTTGCTACAGCGTTAGCTGAGATTACAATAGATAATCTTCTTTCTTTTAGCTCTGCTTCTGGTGTAACAACATTGCTATCAAGTATAGATCTGAATAGACTAATGGCTATTGCTTCAACATCTGCCATTACTACCTCTACTTCAAGCATTGCTTTACCACGAACAATGTGTATATCAAGTACTTCAGGCTTAACTACAAGTTTATCTACTATAGCTTTAAATAGGGTAATGGAATTATTGAGTACTTCAAGTGCTCAATCTTCAACATCAGGAATAGATATAGTAAGGGCTATTGAAATTGCAAGTACGGCTGCTGTTGTTTCAGTATTAGCAGCAGTACACTTATATGGTGGAGGCATTGAGTTTTCAAGTGTTGTAGCGGTAGAGACAGCACTATCAGAAATAACACTTGATTGGGTATTGTCCGGTGGACTTACTGAAGTTCTTGACGATACATATATAAGAAAAATTCTTATGAATAATATAAGTGACATTACTTCTGTCAAAGATTTCACACAAGCCCGGAAAGTATTAGATAAAACATATTACAGAAAGGCTTTAAAAAAGTAGGGAGAAGAATATGGGATCAATTGGTAACTATTTAGAAGACGAACTCCTTGACCATGTGCTTAAGGTTGGATCATACTCACAACCAACAATTTATGTTGCACTGTCAACAGCAGATCCGACTGATGATGCGTCTGGTATTGCAGAACCCTCTGGGAATAACTATGCACGTAAGGCTCATGCAACATGGAATACTGCTGCTTCCCGGGCAATAACAAACGATGGTGCTATCACGTTCAATCAAGCATCAGGATCATGGGGTACAATATCACATTATGCAATTTATGATGCTGCGACTGATGGTAACATGCTTGCTCATGGTGCTTTAAGCTCATCAAAAGCTATTGTTAGTGGTAATACACCATCAATACCTGATGAGGATATTGAAGTATCATTCAGTGCTGGGGGTATCTCAGACTACCTTGCTAATGAGTTGCTTGATCACGTTTTTGGTGTTGGTGCATATACTGTTCCAACAAACCTTTATATATGCCTGTGTGATGCAGCACCTACAGACTCATCTACAGGCAGTACTATTTCAGAACCCTCTGGGAATAATTATTCAAGGCTTAACGAGAACACATGGGATGCAGCGTCAGGTGGTGCGACAGCAAATACAGGAGACTCAACCTTTGCTACACCGTCCGGCTCATGGGGTGAAATTACACACTCAGCTATTTGTGATGCATCATCTGATGGTAATATGCTCTTTTGGGCCACAGCCACTCCAAATCAAACACCGGATAATGGTGATACTGTTAAGTTTGCTGCTGGTGAATATGATATTACGTTAGCATAAAGGATAGATTATGTATACTGTATATGAGGATAGAGATAACACTTTTTCACTACAGCTTTTGAAGAACGGTGTGAAGCTGACCTCTGATGAGATGGACGCAATCACAGAGGTTAGTATTATTGTTGATGGTACTGAGTACCTTAGCTCAGAGAATGATGACTTTGCGGATACCTCTACACGAAAGTCTGAGGGAGTTGTAACGCTACAGCTTGGAGCATTACTTGACGCACCGATAAGGGATACAAAGGCTGAGATTGTAATCTATGATGCCAGTAACACAAACGGTATTATCTGGGATACGATTGACCTTAAAGTTGTTGATGTAGGATAAGGGGAAAATATGGTTACACCAAATAGAGAAGAACAAGCCCAGTACAACAAGGGTTTTGATGATGCTATGGAGGCTGATAAAAGCCCTGACGTTAATACAGTATACTCTGAGTATAGTTCGCCTCTTGGACAAAAGCTAAACAGGCTATTTAAAACTGCTGAAAGTAACAGACAGTTGGTTGAAGATAGATGGCTTAAAGATCTTAGACAGTACCGTGGAGAGTATGATCCAGAGATCCTTGCGAAGCTTCATCCAAAAAGATCTAAGGCATTCTTAAGCTTTACGAGATCAAAGGTAAAGACGGTTACTTCAAGAATGACCGATCTATTATTCCCTGCTAACGGAAAGAAAAACTGGGGAATTCAACCTACTCCTATTCCAGAGCTATCTCCTGAAGTGAAACAGAATATAATGGAACAGATCCAACAGCTATCACAATCAGGACAATTACCAAGTCAAGAGCAGATAATGAGGATACTTAACGATGAGGCTAACAGACGATCTGATAATATGCAGAAGGAAATGGAAGACCAGCTTGCTGAGTTAGCGTATCGTGATATTATCAGGAACTGCATTCACTCTGGTGGTATATATGGAACTGGTATTCTTAAAGGGCCACTCGCTAAGGAAAAGATTGCTAAGAGATGGTTTCCTGATGGGAAAGGAAACTGGGTAACTGTAGAGATTCCTTCAATGCTTCCTTACTGTGAGTTTGTGCCTATCTGGGATATTTATCCAGACATGTCTGCAAGAAAGTCAGAAGACATGAGGTATATATTCCAAAGGTATTCAATGAACCGTAACCAACTGTACGAGTTAGGGTTAAGGTCTGACTTCAACGGAGATGCTATAAACGCTTACTTAAAAGCCTACCCGGAAGGTGACGCATCGTATAAGACTCACGAAGAGCAGTTACGAGCCATGGCCTCAGGCCCTGAGACAACGTCTTCACAAGAACACGAACAGCTTGGTGCTGGTGGCCCTGTGTATCGTACTGGTAAGTTTGAAGTCCTTGAGTACTGGGGATTCTTAAGCTCAAAGGATATAATTGCACTTGGAATAGATATACCAGAAGAACAGCTTGGTCTTGAATTTGCTGCTAACATCTGGATGATCGGTGATGTTATAGTAAAGGGAATTATGTCTCCATTACGTGGTGTAACCTTTCCTTATCACTTCTACTACTACGAGAAGGATGATACAAGTATATTTGGAGAGGGTATACCAACAATAATGAGGGATGTTCAAACACTGCTTAATGCTGCTATTCGTGCTATGCTTGACAATGCTGCTATATCAGCAGGGCCAATCATTGAAGCGAACATGAACTTACTTGAACCCGGTGAAGATCCTACAGACTTATTTCCATTCCGGGTATTCAAGAGGGATGGTGTTGGGCTTGAAGCACAACAGAATGCTATCACTGTACATACACTACCATCATATACACAGGAGTTCATGTTGATGGTTAATATGTTTGTAGACCTTGCTGACGAAGTAACAACAACGCCAAGGTATCTTGCCGGAAATGATCAAATGGGTAAGAGTGGTGGTGCTCAACGTACAGCCTCAGGCCTATCGATGCTTATGAGTGCTGCTAACATAACACTTAAAGATCAGGTAAAGAACTTTGACGATGGTATTACCGTACCATTCATAAAGGGGCTTTACTTCTGGAACATGCAGTTTAATTATAAGCCAGATATAAAAGGTGACTTTGAAGTTGACGCTAAGGGTAGTTCATCACTTATCGCAAAAGAAGTAATGTCAGAACACTTGAATACGTTCTTGCAAGCCACAACAAACGATATTGATATGATGTACATTAAGCGTGATAACCTTCTGCGTGAGGTTGTTAAGAACCTTGACCTTGATGCCCTTGACCTTATTAAGTCACGTGATCAGGTTAAGATTGAACAGAAACAGCGAGACATGATGGAAGAGAAAATGCGTGAATTTGAAATGGCAATTGCTTGGATGAAGGCAGCATCTGGTGGACATATGCAAGGTATGCCTCCAATGCAGCAAGGTGCTGCACAATCAGGTATGCCGGAAGGACAACCAATTGCGTAATCGATTACAGCAAGAGTACCATACTAAAGCGTTTGGACTCTTCATAACACACTTTGAAAACCTTCTAAAAACTACGAGAGAAAAGCTTGAAGTTGCGGAAGGTAATGAAATATATAAGCTACAAGGAGAGGCCAGAATTCTGAAACTTCTTCTTAAGCTAAAAGAGAACCGTGAGACTAAGTTCTCAAAGTTTGATGGAGGATTTGGTTAAAAATTTTTGGCCCAAGTGACTTATAAGTGAGTTACAAGGACACCAAGGAGGATGTAATGCCTAAGACAGACGAAGATAAAGAGTTTGAAAAGTATTTTGAAGAAGCCGTGGCAAGTGACGATCCTAACGTCAACCCCACAAAAGATCCTGTAGAGGATGATTCTAAAGATAAGGATACTCCTAAACAGGAACCTGACCCAGAACCGGAACCTGATCCAGAGCCTAATGAAGACTTAGACCCTGATCCTGAACCAGAGCCTGATCCTGACAAAGACAAAGATCCTGAACCAGAGCCTGAGCCAGAGGTTAATTGGGAGGCTAAGTTCCATGAGGTTGATGGAAAGCTAAAGGAAGCTTTAGAAGAAATCAAGAAGATGGAACACAAGATGTCTTCATGGGAAGGCCGGATTCGAAAGGCTAACGAGCGTGCTAACATAGCAGAGCAAGAGTTAGCAGAAGAAAGAAAATCATCGAAAAAGAAGGAACCGTCCGATGACGATACTCCTTCTGAGGATGATAAACTTCTGGAAGACTTTCAAGAAGAGTTTCCAGAACTTGTTAAGCCATTAACTATAATGGCTAAAAAATTAGCGGAGCAAATTGCAGACGAGCGATTAGGAGCAGTTGCCCCCACTGTTGAAGATATAAAGAAGAAACAGGAAATGGACGCTGTAGATAAGTTCTTTGCACCTGTCTACGATGCTCATCCTGACTGGAAGAATCTTTACGATTCTGGAAAACTTCAAGAGTGGATAGACACACTTCCCCCTCTACAGCAAAGGGTTTTCAACGAAGTTGTTGAGAACGGCTCTCAAGCTGAGATTATTGAGATGTTTGACACCTATAAAGAGGCTGTCAACCCTACTTCTGAAAATAAGCCAACTAAGAAACCTGATACTGGAGAAGTAGATAAAGGCTTGAAAGACATCGTTGCTGTTCCCGGCAGATCACCCGGGCCACCTGATAAGAAGGTGGCAGATAAGGATGATTATGACGCTGGCTGGAAAGACGCTATCTCCACAGGTTAATGGAGGTAACATATAATGGGTACTACTACATACGGAGATATTTCTCCACGTACTGCTGCTTTCGCAGTAAAGGAACTTCTGAAAAGAGGTATGCCTTATCTAATCTTGGAAAAGTTTGGTCAATCCAAACCTCTTCCATCTAACAGTTCAAAGACTATCAAGTTCCGTAGATACTTTTTGGACACAACACTAACTGAGATCGGAACAGGCGTATATAATCCTAAGGATTATTTCTCTGACGATCCAACAAGTCAATTCGATCCTACAGCTAAGACACTTAGCGAAGGTGTAACACCATCAGCTACTGCTCTGGAACACGCAGACGTAGAAGCTACACTGGTACAATATGGTGACCTTACAACTATCACAGACATTGTGATGGATACACACGAAGACCCTGTCTTCAAGGAAGCCATTGACATTCTTGGTGAGCAAGCAGCCATCATTGTTGAAAAGGCACGATTCAATATACTTAAGGCTGGTACTAACGTTGTGTATGCTAATGGTTCAGCGAGAGCTTCTGTTAACACAAAGTTCTCTGCTAAGGTTCAACGTCAAGTGACACGTACACTTAAGCGTCAGCTTGCTAAACCGATTACGTCAGTTATTCGTTCTACACCTTCTTACGGTACAGAAGCTGTAGCACCTGCGTTCGTTGCTGTATGTCATCCAGATCTTGAGTATGACTTACGTGCATGTACTGGTTTTGTACCTGTGGAAAAATATGGAAACATATCTCCATGGGAAGGCGAAATTGGGAAGATTACGGATGTTAGGTATGTCCTATCAACAATCATAGAACCATGGTCTGGTGGTGGAGCAGGTTCAGGAACTAACGTGATTGAAACAAGCTCTGTTGCTGACGTTTATCCTATTCTTTACTTTGCCCGGGATGCTTTCGGTATGGTAGCCCTGAAAGGTAAAGACGCTATCGTTCCTATGGTTGTTAACCCAAGTCCAAGTGACTCTGACCCATTGGCCCAACGTGGACACGTTTCATGGAAAGCCCTGACAACTACCATCATACTTAATGATGCGTGGATGGCACGTGCTGAGGTAGCTTGCACGGATGACGATGACCAAACATAATCATCGTTAGTTAGTTAGTATACTGGATGGAAGGTAACTCCCCACCTTCCATCCGGTTATTTCAATGGGGATAATTTGATACACCCACTTTATGTGACAGTGCCAAAGGAGAGAATATGAGTAAAGAATTTGATAAAGTATTAGAAGGCAAAAAAGAATCCAAAAAGGATGCACCTAATTACTGGAAGATGAAGGATGATCAGATTAAGGAAATAATTGAGAATCGAGCACTACCTTATGACCTTGAATCCTTTGATAGAAAGACAGCCATTACAGCACTACAGATTAGTGATATTTATCTTGGACACGCAAAAGAGGCCCTTGAAGAAACAGAGGATGGAGAGGTTGTAAAGACCATGCGTCAGCAAGGTTATGTTAAGGTTCGGTTTCATAACACGTCTGATAATGATATTCCTTACATATTTATTGGGCTTAATAGTAAGGCCTACTATATCCCTAAGGAACAAGACATTTGGATTCCAAGAGTACTACTTGATTCAGTAATCAAGGATGCTATTGAGTATAGAGCACAGACCAAAAAGGTTAATGGAAAAATGGTTCAGGTTACAAGACCATTCCAACGCTTTCCTTATACGATGCTTAATTACTAAGGAGAAGTATTATGACAGTTGCTGTCAATGATATTGTAGATAAAGTAGAATTAGTACTGCAAGATACTACTAATGTTCGATGGGCTGCTGCTGAGTTAGTTAAGTGGTTAAACGATGCACAAAGAGAAATTGTCAAAGAGAAACCTGAAGCGAACGTTACTACTACTGCTGTACAATTATCTGCAGGAACAAAGCAAGCGTTACCTACAGGTGGCCTTATCCTTATAGACGTAATTAGAAATATGGGAACTGATGGAACAACTGCTGGTAATACTATTAGAATTATAGATAGAAGAATACTTGATGCTAACGTTCCAGACTGGCATAATACAAAGTATGCAAAACAGTATGTTAATAACTATACTTACGATGAAAATAATCCGTTAGTATATTTTGTAACACCACCATCTGATGGTAACAATTATATTGAGATTGCATACTCATATACTCCTTCAGCAGCATCAGCAGGAGGAAATATTGGACTTGCTGATATTTATGAAACATCAATAATTGACTTTATGCTTTATCGTGCGTACTCAAAGGATGCTGACTTTGCTCCTAATGCTACACGTGCTATTCAGCATTATCAAGCATTCTTAATATCCCTTGGACAGCAGGACAAGGCAGAAAAACTATTCGATCCTAACATAGGACTACACCCATATAGGAAACCGGGATCGGCAACCACTACTACAACTAAAACAACAAGTGCAGAGTAAGGGGTAAGCTATGATTGAACTAAGTGAATTTGAAAGACACGTACTACCAGAAGTTATAGGTTGCCCAAGCAGTGTTATCGAACAAGCCGTAGTCCAATCTATTATTGACTTTGCGGAACATACATGGATCTTTACGAAGAGCTTTAACACAACACTTACTTCAAGCGACATAGAGGATTCTATTAACGATTATGTTGACTTTGACGTAAGCCAGTATGTTACTGATAAGAATGTAATAGCTATTAAGGAACTGAGGATAGACGGTCTTGAGTGGAGGCTTAAGTATATATCCCTTGAGGATGAAACAAGCTACATGGATTATCTAAGGGAAGAGAACCAAAAGGTCTTTTCGTTTCCAGATACAGGAACTGTAAGAATACATGAGCTTGAGTCTGGTGAGGAAGTATACTTAGAGGTTGTATATAAGCCAACCTACGGTATCACAGAAATTGATAACGTTATATACTATGACTGGCTGGACGCTATAGCCTCAGGTGCTAAGGCAAGGCTAATGCTTATGCCTAACCAGCCATGGACAAACACAAAGATGGCCTCTTACTATGAGGTTATGTTTAGAGGCTTTATGGCACAGGCTAAGCAGAAGATACAGCAAAACTATACGGATGAACCAAACAGGGTAAAGTGGAGAAGGTTCGGAGAATAATATGGAGAGACTTCTTTTAAAAGCGTTTCAAGGTAGAGTGCCTAAGTTATCCGATAAGTTACTTGCTGCTAATCAAGCAACTCTTGCTACTAACGTAGATCTTAGGTCTGGTGAGATACAGCCGTTAAAAGCACTCAATCAAGCAGAAACAACATACGATGCGGATACTTTAAGTGCTTATCCAATAGACACAGAAATGTTTAGCTCCACATCCGACTGTGACTTTGTTGAGCATGATGTGTCCGGTACACCAGTTTTAATAGTGTCTGATGGTGCAGCATATCCAAAGCAGTATACGGATGCTTTATATCCATCAGATCATAGAAGGCTTGGTGTTGTAGCCCCAACAGAAACAATGACAATTACCTTTAACACTATTGGTGGTATCTCTTCTACAGAAATAGGTGCTACCGTTTCTTATTGTTATACATACATTACTGGTTGGGGCGAAGAGTCAGCACCATCCCCTGCTACTGCTGCAGTGGATGTACAAGAGAACCAATATATATCATTATCTAACATTGAAACACCTACTGCTGCTAATAAGAACAACGTTACAGCTATAAGAATCTATCGTTTAAATACAGGTCTGACTGGTGCTAAATATCAGTACCTTGATGAGATCGATGATCAAGAGACAACGTATGACGATTATGATGAAGGAGTTGGCCTTAACGAAGTAGAGGATGATACACTACAGTCAGAGGATTGGGATGAACCACCCAGTGATCTTGCAGGTATCTGTAAGTACGCTAACGGTATGCTTGCAGGGTTCTCTGGAAACTCTCTATACCTTTGTGAACCATACATCGTGTATGCTTGGCCCGATGAGTATGTCATAGACTTTGACTCTGACATCGTTGGGATTAAGCCATACAACAACAGTATAGTTGTGTGTACAGAGTCTGAGACTTATGTAGTTACCGGAACTTCACCTGAGAATATGATCCCAATTCCAACTAACGTTGATCAGGTATGTGTTGCTAAAAGGTCGATGATCGAAACACAGATTGGTGTTATCTATGCAAGCCCTGATGGGTTAGTGCTTGTTGACTCATCATCAGCATCACTAATTACACCAGACCTTATTACTAAGGAGGCATGGCAAGCACTTACACCAGCCAACCTTATATCATTCTGGTATGATAATATGTACGTTGGATTCTGGTCTGGCACTGATACAGGATTTATGTTTATAGACGATACATGGATCGATCTTGATTTAGGATCATCTGGAACTGTCGAAGGTGGTTATATTGATAAGTCAACTGACAAGCTACACCTTATTATGGACAGGACAACATACGCTTATCTTGAATCGTTCAATGATCATGCTACTAACTACTTAGCCTATACATGGCAGAGTAAAATATTTGACTTTGACTTTCCAAGCTCATTCTCATGTATGAAGCTTAAAGGTACAATGACCGGGAACGTAACGGTTACTGTTTATGGTGATGGTGGTTCAGTGTCAGCACAGTCAATTGCTGATCAGCTAATGCATCGTCTTCCCGGGGCATCACGTTACCATGATTTTTATGTGAAGGTTGCTTCAGCAGCCGGAACTACAAAAAGAACAATAGAGAGTATGCTCTTTGCAGCTTCACCAGAAATGTTAAGGATGGGATAGTATGCCAGTAACAACTTACCCTACAAGTGAAAATCAGGACTGGTATGTTCCAATTGGAAAACTACAGATTGGAAATGACACCTTAGTACAGAATGCACTACAGGCTATACAAGAGTCTCTTGAGAACCTTGCTGGTATCCGTGGGGATGGTAGAACCAGTTTAGTCACTGTTGGTGATTTACTTGATGAGCAGTACTTAGACTCACTAACTCAGATTGATAGTACGTCTGTAACAACCTACGTAGCTCAGCCGGGTGATTATGTTTGGGGCAACTCCCCTCCACCACCTACTAATTTACATAGGGTTACATATGATAATGATGGATTAACAGCACCATGGTTCCACCACCTTGAGTGGACTAATCCATCAGTACTGGATAATGTGTACTACATTGAAGTATGGGCCTCAACTATAAACGATCCAAACTCAGCAGAACGTGTAGCAATAGTAACACCACCAAAGAGTGATATAATGATCTATGGTGTAATGTTCAGTGTAGACTACTACTACTGGGTAAGGTCAGTATCGTATGGTTTTAAGTATTCTACATGGGAGCCAAACCCAGACACTGTCGGTGGATATTTAGTATATGGTCAAGACTCTGTTGGTGAAACGATTGATGGAATTATTCGTGCACTTGCAGGAGAAAATCCTCCGGCTTGGGATTCATCAGTTACATATAGTGTTGGTGATACTGTGGCTGTTACTGACGGTGAATCACTTAGAAAGTATCGCTGTATAGCTGAAAGCACTGATGATGAGCCACCAAACACAACATACTGGGAACGATTCGGAATACTAATGGAGGGTGAGGTTGATGGTACTTCTGTAGTTGGTATCGATGGTAACCTTGTAGTTGATGGCACTATTCTTGCCAGACACATTGTAGCGGATGCTATTGAGTCAGCCCACATTAAGGCAGGAGAGATTGTTGTATCACATATTGGGGATACTTCTGCTATACTTAACGCTAACCAAATTTGGGGAGAAGTTGCAAATAGGCCAATAGTGCCTGATGATGGTAGTCTTGTTGGATATTGGCCTTTTGAAGAAGGCTCTGGAACTGAAACTATAAATGCAACTGGTGATTCTGACAATAATGGTACACTCTATAATACACCTACTTGGAGTTACGGAGTATCAGGTGGTGGTTTAAACTTTAATGCTGGAAATAGTGAATATGTTGAGTGTGGTAATGATTCAAGTTTATCATTCACAAATAACGGAACGTTCAGTATTTCTGTTTGGGTTGAACCAGACGATATAACGGCTTCATGGAGAAGGGGTATAGCAAAGAGGGAAGTATATAATACCAGTGGTTGGAGGTTTGGTTTTAATAGTACTGGTTACCCTATGTTTTGGACTGATCAATCTGGTGGAACACTTTCTGTTACATCGGATACAGCACTTACACAAGATGCATGGAACCATATTGTTGTTACTTATGATAATCAACAGTGTTATATTTATTTGAACGGTGAACAGGTAGGTTCTGGTACAGGTACTTATGTTGCTGCTGCTGCTACTTTACGTATTGGTGATGCTACTTCTGAGTACTTTGATGGAGGCTTGGATGAGTTCAGAATGTATAGTAGAGCATTAACAGCAACTGAAGTTGATGCCTTATACCGTAACCCATCAGGGAACGAATCAGCATATAGATCTTGGGAGTCAGTTGTAGGAACAAATAAACCGGAAGACGGTGCTGATGTTACTGCAGGTTTAATCAATGGTAATGCAGCACCATCAGGTGCTGGTTTATACTTAGGTGCTGATTACATGGGCTACTTTGACTCTTCTAACTGGAAAACATACATAGACAGTTCTGGTAATTTTTATCTTGGTGGTGCATCTGGCCCACTCCAGTGGGCTGCTGGAACCTCAACGCTTACAATTGGATCTGGTGCAAAGGTTGGTAGTGAAAATGTGACAGCAGGTTATGTAGCTGGTTGGGCACACTCAAGCGACTACACAAAGATTGATGGTGGTGATATTTATGCAAACACAGTCACTGCTTCAGCTATTGCTGCAAACACTATTACTGCTGATCAGATAGCTGCTACTACAATCACGGCTGCTGAGATTGCCTCAGGAACAATAACAGCAACACAGTTAAAGGGAACTGATTTTGGTACACTGACAATTTCTTCTGGAAAGGTTAAGATTAACACAACAGATGCTTTAGAAATTGCAGCATCAGGAAATATGAAGGTTGTTGCTGGTGCTGATATTCAACTTGTTGGTGATAACTCTAATCCGGGCCTTCTTAATTTCACTGGAAGTGGTACAAATATTCAGGTTGGATTAAACGCTGCAGGATCAACATTTTCTCTAAACCCAACAACAGATGGTGATTGTACAATATATTTTGGAACAGATTCAATGAGGTTTAGTTATATTTATCTTTGGGGTGAAACCAGAGGACAGATTGGTGCTAAGAATGACTCTTATGGATACGCTGTTACTTCAGCTATGTCAGATTCTACTTCTGTTAGGGCTGGTTTTAACCTACACGATAATAGTGATCTTTATTTCTTAACGTATACAAATCAGTATACAACAGAGCCAACACTGATGCCAAATACACATGGTGATCAGGATGTAGGTAGAGCAAGTTACTATTGGGGTGATGGTCATTTTAATGATATAAATACAATCGCTGATTACTATCATCTTGATGAGTATGACGATCTTGCAGAACTACATAAGATAAAAGGCAGTGGAAATAGGTGTGACTATAATGGTCTTGAAATAATTGACGATGATACATTACCTGACTTCCTTATTTCTAAAGCAAGACGTACTGGAAAACCACAAAAAGATAAGGGTATAAATGTAGAAAAAAAGGGTGAGAATTTGATAGACCCTGATGGTAAACCATTTCTTTCTCTTAGTGCTGTCATATCACATCTTTGGGGATGTGTAAGACAATTAGATAATAAGCATGAAGACAGTGTGCAAACTGTAGCTAAACGATTAACTGAACTTGAGGAAAAAATAAATGGCAAAAAAAACTAATAAGAATAAACCGAAAGCAGAACCACAAAAGGTAATTGATCCTAAACAATCTGGTGGTATACCTGTTGATGTACTATTGAAGTTTTATGCAGAGGCTGAACTTAAGGTTAAGATCTATGAGCAAACTATAGTTACATTACAAGAACAAGTTAGAGCACTGAAAGAAGAACTAAGTGGCAAAAAAAAGTAATATGGAAATAATACCATATACAAGTGTTGATGGTATAAGGACTTTTAAAGATTCTTTTATAAAGGGCCTGTATAATAAAATCATAGAGCATGGTCATGGGCACATATTTGATAATAGCAGGATAGACAGTGCTAATGATTTTCTTTATGTTATGAAAACAAACAGTAGCCTTTTTATACTTCACTTAAATAAAGAACCAGCAGCTATAGCTTGGTTGAATCGTGTAGAAACAAAGACTGCAAGGTGTCACTGGTGTACAGTAAAAGATATAAGTACACGTGATGCTATAAGGTTAGGTAAGTACTTTTTACGATATATAATGTCTATTAAAGCTAATAACGAATACCTATTAAACGTCATAACAGGGTATACACCAATTAGTAATATTAAAGCAATCAGGTTTGCTAAACTAATAGGCATGACTATCGTTGGCAGAATACCATACTTATCATGGAATGAAAAAAAAGGTAAGAGTGAAACCTGTGTAATTAGCTATTACGTAAGGGGCAAAGATCATGAGGATTTATAATAAAGTCGTACTTGATATTGATACATTAAGTGTAATCGAAGAAGATTCGTTCGAATATTTCGGTGAGGTAGCACAGTGCAAGGATGGAACAAGTAAAACTACAGTTACTAATGAGGTTGATAAAGAGTACAATGCACGTATGGCTGCCATTGCTGAAAAACAACAAGAACAGTCTGATGCTTACTTTGAATACTGGGAAACAACCTATAAGCCATACGAAGAGGCACAAATTACAGCTAACTTAGAGCTTCTTCCATTTGAGGTTGACACACAGCTTGCTACGCTTGAAGCCCAGAAAGCAACTGCCGAAGGAATCCTTGAGCTAACACCATACGAGGTTGGCTATAGGAAAGAGTGGCTTGAGTCTGAGATAGACCTTATTCCACAAAGGCACGCAGTATCATCTGAGTTCTATGAACAGGCACTTTCAGGTATTAATGTTAAAAGTAGAATGGATACGGCTGCTGCTGATGTTGCTCAATCATTATCTGGTGCTGAATCTGCAGCAAGAAGATCGGCAGCAAGAATGGGCCTTAACGTAAGTAGTGGACGTATTGCAGATATGCTTAAAACAAGCTCTCTTGACCGTGCCCGGGCTACAGGACTTGCACGTAACGTGTCAAGAGTAAACGCAGAGGCTGAAAACTTCCAAAGACTTGCTACTGCTGAACAGCTTATAGGCCTTGACAGACGAGCAGGAGCATAAGGAGGATATAATGGCTGGACTATCTGGATTAAACTTAAGAGGGGTACAAGGAACTGGTGTTCGTGGCCTCTATCAACCAAAAGACCCTAAGGAGGCTGCATCTAATACGCTTGCACAGGCATCCCGAACACTTGCAAGTATGTCTCAAAAGGGAACTAAAACATCAGAAACACAAGCACCCGGGCACACGTTTGGTGGCGGTCTTATGTCAGCAATGGGTGGTGCCGCTGCTGGTGCCAGTATTGCATCCATGGCAACAGGAGCAAAGATGGGTAGCAGTTTAGGTTGGTGGGGTGCTGGTATTGGTGCTGGTGTTGGGCTGTTAGCATACTATATGAGTTAAGGAGATTATCATGGTCGATGAATACGGAAGACCAACATTTAACGATTGGATGGGAATAGCAAATAGTGTTAGGTCACTTGTAGGAATGAATAAAGATATTCAGGATATGCAAACTAACAGTGCAACAAGTGAATACCTTTCCGCTTTAGAAAAAGATAAAAACTTTGATGCATCAAAGATTGAAGGACACGATGGTAGGGCATGGGCTGCTGCACAGAAGATCCATGGTGAAATTGAAAACCAAAAGATGGACTTAAACGTTAAGCGATACAACGCAACTATGCTTGCACTTCAAAGACAAACAGCCCAAGCTACGGTCGAGATTAATTCTACAAAGTCACCAGATGGTAAAGTTATAGAATCGAAACGTGGTCAGTATAATAAGGCCCTTGAGAACCTTATAAAGCCAAACTATAATATAATTAATAATGGATTTAAGATAGTTGATTTTAACCATAGTAATAGCACTATGCGTGTTGTGAATGAGATTACTGGTGAAATTCATAAGGAACCTATTCCACAAGAGTCTGCAGTTAGAAATATAATTGGAACGTACTTTGAATTTAAAGGTGACGTTCCGGGTATATCAAAAGAGGGTGCCAATAAGTTTTTTAAATACATGACCTATAATGATGAAAAGTGGAGACAGGATAATCTTGAAGCAAGAAAGAATGCTACAGTATTTACTAACGGAAAGGGTAGGAGAATACTTAGTTTTAATCAGTACGATTATATTGGAGCACGTGGTGGTGGTGTAAAGACAGTATATGCTGAACCCGGTACAGGTAATGAATGGGAAGGTGAGGAAGGCCAAAAGTACCTTGAGGATAATGGCTTTAAGAGCTATGAGGAACAAAAGACTGTTGCTGGTATTGATAAAGCTAAGTCTGAGGCTGAGTATAATCGAAGTGGCCTGAAAGGATTAACACCAAGACAAAAAGAGATTAAGAAGATTGCAGAAAAAAATGGTGTTTCTTGGGATGAAGCTGAACAAGAGTATGAGTCAAAATTCCTTAAAAAGTATGCAGATAAGGAAAACTATAAAAGGTATCTTGAAGAATTAGAGTATCCTCCTTATGACGAAAACACACCTGAATATACAGAGTGGGTAAAGGGCTTAAGAAAAAAACATAGCCTTACAGAGTTCTTTGCTCAAAAAGAAAAAATAAAAGTAACCGACAGTAAAGGTAATCAGATCGAGAATACTAAAAAGGTTACTAAGGGTAAAACCTTTAAAGGCCCTGACGGTAAGTCTTATAAGAAAGTATCAGCCACAGTACTTGAAAGTACTGACGGAAGTGTTCGATACGAAAAGAATAAAGAAGGAAAATGGAAAAGGGTAGCCTCTGAAAAAACTACTGAAGAACCAAGAGGCATATCTAACATGCCATTCTAAGAGAGGTCTAAATGACAGATCTACCTGATGGATTTACAGTTGAGGAAGAAGATCTTCCAGAAGGATTTGCAGCGAGTGATGATGACTTACCTGAAGGATTTGAACCTGCTGAACGTGGGTTCTTTGAACAAGAAACCTTTACACGGATAGGTCAAGCACTCGACAAGGGAGTTGGAGATGTAGCTACTGGTATAGCTGGTGGAGCAGCACAGGCATTCCGAGGCCCTGAAGGAGAGAAGAAGAAACCTGAATGGATCGAAAGACTTAGATCGTGGGGTAAACAGTTTGAAGATCCTCAGGGTGAATCATCTGGTATAGTTGAAGATGCTGTCGTTGGTATGGCTACGTATGCAGCACCGATGATTGCTACTGCTATTAATGCACCTATCGGTACTGGATTAACCTTTGCTGCACTGTACGGTCAAAAGAACGAAGAGCTTCTTGATCGTGGTATAGACGAACAGGTTGCTAATGAGGCTGCTTTACTTCATGCTATCACATCAACACCTGCAGAAATGGCTGGTAACCTTTTGGAACTTGGTGCTCTAAAGCGTGTTATAAAACACCTTGGCACTAAGGCTAAAATTGGAGATCGTTTATTTGATATAATAAGGGCAATTGGTACTGGTGCTTTAGGTGAAGCAGGTGAAGAGGGTATACAAGCATACACTGAGGTATGGGCTGACCTGTACGCTGCTAATCCTAATGCTACAAAAGAAGAACTCTACAAGATGTGGGATGAGTATACAGATAGTGAGGAGTTCAAGGAACAACGAAACCGTGCTATGCAGACAGGTGCTGTAGGTGGTGCTCTTATTCCGGGTGCTGGTGTTGTTATTAGTGGCCCTGCTAATGCTGCCGATTACTTTGAAGAAAGAAAACAAAAGGTATACGAAAAGCTTAGAGCTACAAAGGAACAGATAGAAGAGTATGAGGCACATCCTGATAAGGTTAAGGAGCCTAAAGATCTCGATGAAATGTTTGAAGAAGAAGAGGAGCTTCAAACAGGCGAAAGACCAAAACAAGACACTGTAACAGAGACTGGTACAGGTAAAAAGGTAGCAGAGGTAGTTGAATCTCCAAGCACAGCCGAAGCCGGAATTACGCTTGAACAGTACGAAAGACAGAAACAAGTACAGAAAACAGAGAACCAAGTCCTTGCTGCACAACAGTCACGTCAGGCTGAAATGAACGCTGAGATGGCAAGAGAGGCACGTCATGCTGGTGAAAGACAGGCAAGTGAGGATAGGTTAAAGCGTGAGAATGCTCAGGCAGTCCTTGAACAGGCTAAGACTGAACAGTTAGATCACTTTATCAACCACATTAACGAATCTGACGGTAATGCACTTGACGCTGTTGATGATATTTCAAGACAGATCCAAGAGGCCGGAGAGAGTCCTGCTAAGTCTAAGGGATTAGATAAGGCACGTGACCTGTTAATATCTGACTCTGAAAATATTGGTACTCTTAAGTTAGCACGATGGAATATAAGGTCACTTATCAACCATGCTGATCCTAAGGTACAGGCCGTAGGACAACGAGTATCTGGTATTCTTACAGATCGTATTGATCACTTAGAAGCAACAAAGATCGCAAAGGAGCAAGGTAAGGAAGAGGGAACTATAGCTGGTAAAAAGGCTGGTAAGGCACAGGTGAAGTATGAAGAAAGAAAAAGATCATACAAACAACCAGTTCAAGAAGATGCTGCTGAACGAGAAGATCTACAAAGAAAAATTGTTCAGAACCGTCCTACTGTCTCCAAACTCCAAGCTCAAGCGAAAGCTGCAGCGAAGAAAAAGAGAACTGAATCTGAGAAGAGACTTGCAGAAAAAGCTAAAAAACGCTCAGCAGAAAAGGCTAAACTTATCGGAGAAAAGTTAACTACACGTGCTCAGGTCAAGGAAACCTATCGTGAGGCCCTGCAGCGTGGTAGAAAGAAACGCTTGGCAGAACAGGTAGAGGCCCTGAGACAAAAGGGTAAACAGAAGCTTACCGAAGAAGAAAAGCTTAGCAGTAAAGCTAAAATGAAGGTTGCTGATATTGATAGTGTTAGCTCTGTCCTAACTAAGCGTGATGAGTTAGTGCGTAAGGCTAAGACTCCTGCTCAGAAACAAAAGGTCATCGATGACTTTAAGCCTCTGTTTAGAAGACTGAAAAAACAAGGTAAGATCCGTTATGCCAAATCTTCACTATCAGAGAGCGTAGTTAAAAAGGTTAATGAATCCGTTCCCGGGCTATTAAAATATGATGGTACATGGGAAGGGGTTGGTGAACAGTTTACAACCTATAAGCCAGTTGGAACAATGAAGGCCGGACAAACCTTTATCATACCTCAAGGCGAAGATGTTAGCATTGAGTCTATGAACAAAGCACTTGACAGGCTTCAAACTAACCATGAGGTTAAGGAAACTGACAGGGTACAGGTGAGGTACGCCAAGAGTTCTAAGCCAGCACCTAAGCTGAAGCACAAGATAATTCAGAATGCAGTTAAGCCACTCACAGATATTATGGGTTCACGTGGCCTAACCACTAAAGTTCTAAGGAATCCAAGCGAACTACCTAAAAAATACTCTGATGCTAAGCTGTCTAAAGAAAAGGGTATGAAAACCCCTGATGGAAAGGTCTTTCTATTTTCTGATAACCTTGTAGACACTAATGAAGCTATTGCTATTTGGATGCATGAGCATATTGGTCATGAGGGCTTAAAGAAATTCTGTAAGTCTAACGATATTGACTTTGATCAGTTAATGTTATCTGTTCACGATGTTGTTAAAGATCTACCTGAATATACTCAGATGAAAAAAATATATGGGCCTGAGCTAAAGAACCTTAAGCCAGAAGAGGCACGCATATATCTTGCAGAAGAGTTTATGGCCCATCGTGCTGAGGGTCTTGATCCAGTTAAAAGAAAAACGATCTGGACAAGAATAAGAGACTTCATTAATAATTGGCTGCAAAGGGTATTTAAAACTGGTAGAACGCCAGAGCTTAACCTTAAACAGATAGATCTTATACTTGAAGCTGCAAAGAGCCATTACATGTATGGAGAGCTTAGACAGTTTAACGAGTTCCAAAGACCAACAAATAAATATGTGGATACCGTTAAATACATGATGGATAAGCATCCTAAGGCAGTAACATGGTATCAGAACCATCAAAAATTAGTAGCAGAAAAGTTTGGTGATGACGCTGGTATATTTAATATACTGCTTGCACTAACCTCACCGGGTGGGCGTGTAAGTACAAATGCTAAGTGGGCTACTGAAACATATTTATACCTACAGGGTAAACTTGATATGCCAAGATCAAGGTTCCCAAACATGTTACTTAGCAAGCTCAATAAACTTACTGGTGGAAAGTTCTATACTGAATCTGTGAAGTCATCACAGTTTAAAGTAACAGAGTTTATCCGGGCATTGCTTGGTGATGATATAGCTACCGTTAATGACCGTTGGATGTATCGTATATTTTATGGGCCAACTAAGCTTAATAATAGAATACTACAAGATATTGCTGATGGTAAAATGGAGCTTACAGAGATAGACGCTGCACTCACAAAACCGGAAGCCTTTAGTGCAAGGCATAAGATGTTTGAAATTGCAGATAAGCTATCTAAAGAAGGCTATAATGTAACTCCGCAGCAAGTTCAAGCTGCACTATGGGTACATGAAGTTCAAAAGACAGAAGGTGGTCGAGAAGGTGAAGTGTTTGATTATGCTGAGGGACTAAACACAAAGTCTGCTGCACTTGACGGTTTAACTCCTCTTGAATATCTTGATAAAATGATGGGGCCAGATAAGACTGGTACGCTTGCTAAAAAGTTTAACCTTGGCAAGATACCTAAGCTATCTGACCTTGAACAAGAGTATAGAGAGTATATAAATAAAAAGGGTAAAAAACCGTTTAACGTTAAAGCAGCACCACTTAACCCTAAATACTTTGCCGATAGTAACCCTAAGTCATTGCAACTTGGTGGTATAGAGGTTTCACTGGCTGAGTTTAGAGGTAGTAAAACAAAAGAGTCTATCTTAAAGACCAGAGACTTTGCTATCCTTACTGCTGAGAACCCACAAGCTAAAGCCTTATCACGTGAAGAGAACGAGAAGCGTAATAAGAGGCTTGTTGAAGAACTTCAAGATAAAGGATACGAGTACGTACCTGTTGAAGGTAGGTATGATAACCTTGAAGAATCTTTCCTTGTGTTTGAAATTTCAAATGAGGCTGCATTAGACCTTGCTAAAAAGTACGATCAGGAAAGCGTTATCCATAACGGTGATCTTATTTATCAAGACGGTACATACAATCGTGGTGATCTTAATAATATAAACTTCAGCAACAAGCTTGATAATTATTATACATCTGTACTTATAAAGGGCAAAGAAGTAAAGTTCTCTATTCCAATTGACTTTAACAATAAGTACATGGACATCATACACTATTCACCAAAGGGTGAGCTTAAAGAGATCGATCCTAAGTACATGGGTACAGGTCAAATTGGTGCTGAAAGACATGAGATTAAGGACTGGGAAACAGGAGAACTGTACGAAGGATTCTTGCATAAGTCTAACTGGTACGTACCAAAGGACGCTAAGAGTATTGAGGCACATCGATTTGGTAACTTGCCAGTGTATTTATCACGTGTGAATGCTGACGAGATCTATGAGGTCAAGGAAGCAAACAAACCATCTGATGTTGAGCTTAGAAAGCTTGGATATAAGGGATGGTACGTTCCTGCGGTTGGACAAGTACGCTTGTTTGAGTCAGCCCCGGTAAGATTACTTGGAAAGTCTAACATTACAAAAGATGATTTTAACAAGGTAACTGGTGCTAACTATAAGAACTTCATAGAAAAAAAATTTGAAAAGACTGACTCACAAGTGAGGTATGCTAAGTCTTGGACTGAAGGTATCAAAGATCCTAAAGCCAAGGCTGTATTCGAAGGGTTCGGTTATGCACAGGATAAGCCAGCCAAGTCTGCTAACAGGTTAGAGCTAAGCTTCTGGGATAGGGCAATACTATGGATTGCAGATGACCTTCACGCACTGAAGTTACTTGAAGAAGGTAAGGATATATCAACGGCTATGTCCGGGTATAAGGCTCACAGAATGCTAAGCTCATTCCCTACTATGTTTAGACAGGTTCTTGAGCACGGTGTGCCAGTATACGAAGAGCACTGGGCATCTAACGCTGGTGATGGTGGACTCTTTGAGGCTATAAGAAAACTTCCAGAAGAACAGAGGGAACCATTCTTCTTTAGATACTTAGGTAAGTCAGCACAAGAGCTTATGGCTAAGGATAGACAGAACCTGTTCGGTGAGAACCTTGATGATGCTGAAACTGTTAAGATTCTACTGAGCCATACGGATCAAATTTACAGAGAGAACAGAAAGGTATGGGATGAGGTAGAAAAGGACTTAGAGCGTATTAATAAGGGTATGCTTGACTTTCTTGAGAAAGCAGGAATTATTGATGCTACTAAGCGTAAGGGCTGGGAACGTAAGTACTATATTCCATTTACGAGAATGATTGAAGATCCAAGTACTGGTGAGATGGAGACTATATTCCAGAGAGCCGGAGGAAAGGATATTAAACAGGTCATTCGTAAACTTAAAGGTGGTAAGTCTGCCTTAGGAGATCCTGTCCAGAACTTAGTAAATAACTATGGCTTTATGTTCCATGAGGCCCTGCATAATATGGCGAGAAAGAAGTCGCTCTCTATTATGGTTCAGGCTGGACTTGCAAAGAAGGAAGACACTAAGGCTACTGGTAATAATGTCCTTAAGATATACGTGAAGGGTAACGCTCAAAAGATACGTGTCGAAGATCCTGTACTTGCCTCTACACTGATAGACCTTCACTCAGTCTCACAGGGAAAGACAAGCCAATGGTTAAGTATGCCTAAAAAATGGCTTACATGGGGAGTGACAGTAATGCCAGCTTTCCGTGTGGCTAACTTTGTCCGTGATACAGCACACGTTGCGTTGATCGAGAAGTCATTCAGGCCACTGATCGATTCAATCAAAGGCTTTAAGCACGCCATTAAGAACGATGATATAATGCGTGAGCTCGCTGCAACGGGTGGTGCTTTCTCTGGTGCTTATCACCAACGTGATATAGGAAAGACAGGTCAGAAGGCACTTAAGAAGCTGCATAAGGATATAACTAATAAGGATAAGTTTGCTAAGGCTAAGGAGCTATGGGGTAGGTTCGGTGAAGCATCCGAAAATGCTGCACGGCTTGGCCTGTACATGAGGCTTAAAGAGTCCGGTAAGTCTAAGTTAGAGGCCGGATACCGGGCAAAGGATCTGTTAGACTTCTACATGTCAGGTAAAGCAGCTATCGTCCAAGCAGCAATAAGAAATATACCGTTCCTTAACGCCAGAATTCAGGGTCTATATAAGGTAGGTCGAACATTCACAGACAAGAAGACACGTAATAATCTACTACTACGTGGTGCTATGCTAACAGTGTTAGCAGGAGTTGTACACTGCTGGAATGCTGATGATGATCGGTACAAAGAGCTACAGGACTATGAGAGACTTCAGTACATGAACTTCTTTGATGTACCATTCGGCATAGGCCACCTTCGCATACCACTTCCATTCGAACTTGGTGCTGTCTTTGGAACACTGCCTGTGTTCTTTGGACAATACCTGAACGGATCTGTTGATGGTAAACGATTGTTCAAAGTTGTTAAGGACACTATTGTTGATACGTTCAGAATGGATGTATTCCCACAATGGATTAAACCAATAGCACAACAGTATGCTAACAAGAACTTCTTTACTGGTGCTCCTATCGAGTCACTGCGTGAGCAGGGCCTACCAGCACCTGACAGGTATAATGAACGCAGTAGCGATATTGCGAAATGGTTAGGCTCAGTTGTCGGTAAACATATTAGCCAAGTGTCACCTAAACGTATCGACCAGTTAGTTAATGACATATTGGGTGGTTTTGGAACTGCAGCAATGTACATGATCGATAAGGGTATTATGCAGTGGCTAACATCATATCCAGAAGATCCTGCAACACGGATTGGTGATAGATACATTACTGGTATCGGAAGGTTCGTTAAGGGGAATGCAGCACCGTACAGGACTAAGTCTGAAGAAGAGTTCTACGAGATGCTGCGTGCATCTGATGAAGCAAACAGTGCCATGAATAACTACAAAAAGTATCATCAGGGCATAAAGGGTAGACTGTATAGACAGACACATCGGATTGAACTTAGCAGGTACAAGCATCTTAGAAAGGTTCAAGAACGTATATCACGCATTCGTGCAAGACAGCGTCTGATAGCTGAGAGCAATAGATCTCCTGAGAAAAAAAGGGAAGAGATAGACAGGTTAACAGAACAAAGAAATACCCTACTGCATAACGTAGTTAAAAGGGTGAAAGGGAGAAGCTAACATGGAAGCAGGAATGTGGAGACTAACATTAATCGAAAGAGAGGGTTTTACTCTTGTTGCACCGATGAGCTTTGCAAATGCAAACGAAGACCTGATCGAAGAAAGAACTGGTGGCTGTGGCCCGGGTAATATTGGTGACTGGTTTGTGCCAGACACAATGTATGGCGAGTCTGTCTATCTGGCATGTCAGATCCATGACTGGATGTACAGTGAGGGTAAGACGCTTAAAGATAAAAGGGTAGCCGATCTTGTGTTCCTTGTTAACATGACCCTATTAGTTACCGCAGATTCTGGTATGCTGGACGTTCTACGACTAAGAAGGGTAATGTCATACTTTCAAGCCGTTTATATGGGTGGAAATGATGCCTTCCAGAGTGGCAAGACAATGAAGAGGGAGGGCTAACCATGAATCATCAAGAAATGGGGGAACGTATAATTAGAATGGAAGGTAAGATTGATTCAATGTGTAAAATACTTGTTCATGCTGCCAGTGATGATGGGTTTAACAGGTGCTCTGAAAGAAAGATAAAGATCGATAAGCTGGAAAAAGGCATGGGCTTTCTATACAAAACCTTCATTAGTGGTACAATATCCGTCCTTATGATCGTGATCGGTGTTATTATAAAGGCATCTATAGGATAAATTAATAATAAGTTAATATCACACTAATGAAAAAGTTTAAACTATTGTTTATAAAAGAAAACTATAAAATAAGTCTTGTAAAGGAACTACAAGATGCTAACTCACTAATGAGCCGATATGTTTTAATATTTTAATCTTTAAAAGAACTTAGAAAGGTATCACATATGAATCAATAATCATTATAATGGCTTATGAGGAAAAAAATATTAATAATAAATTAACAAAAATCCTCTTGACACTACTGATATAGTTGCTATATTATGATTAATAGGGCAATTAACTCACTAATGCAGGAGGATTTTTTTATGTCTAAGGTTTATAAGGTTGGAAAGAACCCCGGGATATATGGGTATAAGACAAAGCGTGGTCAAGAGTCTATCAGAATATGTTACTATGTATCCGGGGAACAGGTATGGGAAACCCTTGGCCCGGTAAAGATCAAGGATGCCGTACAGATCCGGCATGAGCGTATGAGGGATGCTAAGTTTGGCAAGATCCTTCCAAAGAAAAAGAAAGATATTAAGCTAAATGATGCATGGAAAACGTACCATGCTTGGTTAAAGTCAGAAGGAAAGAGCACCATTAATGTGGATGAGAGCAGGTACACACATCACCTGTTGCCTTACTTTGGTGGCCTGAAGCTATCAGACGTTACAACCCTTAAGATTGAACAGGCTAAGGCCAAGTGGAAAAGGGTAAACGGTGAGCCACTCTCTGACGGTTCAATCAACATGAACCTACACTTGCTTGGAGCCATCTTTAACAAGATGATTAAATGGGGATTGTTTGAAGGTCAGAATCCGGTTTCTAATGTTGAAAAGAAAAAGGTTAACAATAAGAGAACCAGATTCCTGACACATGCTGAAGCCAAGGCCATGCTTGCTAAGTTTAAAGAGGTTGATAGTGACCTGCACTGTCAGGCTGCTATTAGCCTATACACTGGCCTAAGGCGTGGTGAGGTCATGAGATTATATGGCAGAAACATTGACTTCAGGAACAACGTTATCACGGTAGAGAAAACTAAAGACCCCAGTGAGGCCCGGTCAAGGTCTGTTGCAATGTGCCCTACGCTACGTGAGATCCTTATGGAGCGTTTAAATATGGCTGTGGGTAGTAATGTGATACCTATGTTAAAACATAAGCTCCTGTTCACTGAAAGGTATAATATGAGGCTCTTTAACAGACTGGTTGATGAGCTTGGCCTAAACAAGGATGCAGAGAATAGATTGCAGCGTGTTATCTTTTATACCCTGAGACACACCTTTGCAAGCTGGCTGGCAATTGAAGGTGAGAACATCGTAACAATAAGAAACCTCATGGGGCACAAGAAAATTGAAACCACCATGAGGTATATTCACCTGATGCCTAATCAAGGTCAGGATGCTGTCAATAGATTGGACAAGTGCTTTGATCAGGAAACTATTTAGGATTTAGATCAGCCAAGTTAGTAGCCTCAACTTGGTTGGTCAAATCCCTGATAGCAGTCCTGAGTTCATTTACAGGCCAGAGCATGAAGTCATCTGTTTTATATAATGACTTGCTTAGTTGTTTAAAGGTTGACAGCTTCCAAGTTATTGTTAGTGTAACCTGTACATCTTCCGGGTTTGATACTTTCATTTCTATACTACTCATCTATCTATCTCTCTCCTTTAATTAGCTGTTCTTCTGTTAGTCCGTAACAAAACTTGCAGTAGTCCAGCCACTTAATGTGCTCACCTTTTTTATAGTTGGTTGGACTAATTGACTCCGGCTTATAGATCCATATTGACTGGTTACAGCGTACACAGTATAATAATACCCAGTCATCATGTTCTAACCTGTTTACACAGATCTGACAGATAGGTATAACAGCCCTGAAGCCACGGAACTTCTGGTTTATATATGTAACTGCCATCATGCCTTCATTCAAAAAGTGTCTAATACCACAAGGCTTACCGATAAGTTCAGCCTTCAGTATTGCATTATTAAATACTTCATCCTGTTCACTCATTAGCCCTCCTTATAAATCATCAAAGATAACCGGAACCCGTCTTTTGAACTCTGCTAACATAGGCTTCATTATCTCTCTCATTTGTGGATGAGCAGCCTTAGAGCACCTGAGCTTAAAGATGTGTCTCCACTCACGCACATTTGCAGTCACGACTATCTCAGTCTTGGTTGAATTAGGCAGCACTGACCGGGCCTTCTCTGGTGACCAGCCTAAGTGTAATAACTGTTTATACTCATGCTCAGCATCCATCATATATACAAACCAGCATAGGTCTGATACTGATATTTGTTTTGACCTTGGGTATTCTTTATTCTCATACGTTCCCGGGTCAATTTTAACCCACGGTGGAATAACAAATGTAACACCACCAGCATAGTTGCAGTACCGGGTAGACTCCTGACTGAAGCTACAGAGTCTGTGACGAACAAGCTCATGTGTTACACCACGGTCACACACAATCTTAACTGTAGCTATAGCGTGCTCAATAACAGAGTGATGACCACGCTTGGTTACCATATTAACAAATCTCTCTGAAGACTCTGCCGTGATCCTATCCTCAGACTTATAACAGGTACGTCCAGCAACCTCTATTAGCCTAAGTGGATCTGAGGTTATTTTCATGATTGAAAAACTTGGCCTGATTAATATCATTATATTCCCCCTTTAAAAATAGTCCACTGGTGAGGCTCTCACACAGCCTACGTAGCATTAATTTGGCTAACCATTTCCTTAATCTCAGCCTTAAGTTCTTTTATCTGGTCTACTACACACTTCCATGACTCACAGTCAACCAAGCTACGATCAGTGATACCACACAGTGCAGTCTCAAGGTTAGGAAAGTAGAATCTGGGCGTAGTATACTCTTTTCCGGTCTTTTGGTTTACCCGGATCTCAAGGACATCAACAGATAACTCATTAAACTTAATTCCCCACTTATCATTAAGCCTTATCATTTAGACCTCCCACATGTTGGACAGACAGGTTTCCAGTGATACCGTTCAGGATAATTTTTACTTAACATTAGTTGCCAAATGTGACCACAGCATTCCCATTCCTTTATAGTCCACTGGAAACGTCCTGCCCTGTGTTTAAAATACCTGACAGTCATTATACCTCACGAAGCTCAAGCTCAACCTTAACAGGTATTTCATCCTCTACAGTGCCAGCATTTTTAATATCAGCAACAGCATCCCTTTTGAGCTTGAATATTTTAATACTTCCGCTAAATGGAAGCATACTATCATCATCAAGGTACTCTTGATCATTCTTAGACTTAATAGCCCATCCCTTAATTGTTGTTACCTTTTTCATATTACGCCTCCTTTATAATAATCCTATCTTGTTCTTGTTAGGGTTAATAATAGTAGCAATATCTCTCATATCAGAGAGAGACATTTGGCCCTTCCTCTCATACTTTGTGCACTGGACAATAACATCATTTATTAGTCTTTAACTTCATCTCAGCTTACCTCTATTCCTTTTAGTTTTCAATTGCCCGACACGTACCTTACGTTTTGGGCCTTCTTTTTTTGTACGGTTGAAAAAGCATTCACCACGTGCCCAAATTCTGTCTGGATAAGGGTATACTGAGCACCACTCAATACCAAAGTGATCAACAATTTTAGAACAGCCCTTACACGCTTGCATAATAGGCCCACCGAACAATGGTTTATCTGGTTGCATTACGACTCCTTATCCTTCTTTTTATAGTTCTTGCAATTTTCAGATGTTCCACTTAGTATAACATCTACTGGCATAATCCCTTTACATACTACCCAATTCTTATTACTCTTTTCTTTGTCATAGTGTACACAAGATTTACACTTTTCCATTATGTCTCCTTATTCATTCACACTGTCAGGGTGTCTTTCACACTTAGTATTCTCACAATAACTACTACGGCTACACAACTGGTGGCTACTTATAGTGTCAGTTTTAATATCCAATCCGTCTACACCAAACCTAACGTTCCTTGGATCATTGTATGGTCTACCCTCTATCTTAGGCATTGGCCCCGGGTAGTCAATCAAATCAGTTGGAAGCAAACCACAACGTACCATTTCTTCCATATGCATGATTGCCATAAGGTTCCAGCATGACGCTGCAATATGATCCTCATCTAACGGTAAGCCCTTAAGTTTCACTTCCTTAAGCTTGTTAATATGTCTCTCTGCAGAGTCAAGGTAACTCATGACTGGTTGGCCCTTTTCCCAGTTCCTGTCCTTATACTTCTTTGCACCATTCTCATAGTGCTTTGCAATCCTTTGCATTGCTATGGGGCTTACCAGATCAAACCTACCCTTGCCTTCCCGTGAGTCACGTACCGAGCCAGTGTTAAACTCACGTGGTGTTTCACTGGTTGCCTGTACCTTGCTAAAAGAATTTGGAAAGTCACTTAGACTGCCCTTTCCACCGAATGTGATCTTGCCTACAGTAAAACCTTTGTCTTTGTCTTCCATGCTATATCTCCTTAATTATTTTATACCGCATACCTCATATAGTTGTTTTTTGCCTCAGTTACATGACCCTTACCCTTAGGAGTATTCCAGTATTTCTTCCAGTACTGAGCCATGGCTTCTACGTTGTTATGGTCAGGTAGTTGCTCACTGAACCTCATATAATAAATACGAGCCATAGCTATCTGTAAGATAAGGTTACCACGAAGGTTAAGGTCAGGAATGTCAACATAGTCATGTAACACAAACAGATCTTTAACCTTGTTAAGGAGCCTTGGTTTATACATTAAGTAATTGCTAAAAGTATCCTCATATGTATTTGGCTCCATCTGAAAGATGCCTAAAGCAGGGCCGTTAAGCTGCTCTATATACTCACCACAATGGCTCTCCTGTGCTGCTGTTAGCATAAGTAGCTCAACAGCATTCTTGCTGTACATGTCCATTGTAATAAGTACATCAGTTATCAGTTTACGAAGTTGCCCGGGGTTCATTGGCATTATCTCCTCCTCTATTTTATAGTAACTCACAGGCGTTACCTGTACATGAGTATTCTTGTGAGCCTTGGGTATAATCCTTGGACTCATAATGATCAAGTTTACTGAAATCAACAGTAGGCATACTATCGACCATGCTGTTATAAGTATCTTCATCTATTTCCTCATAGGGTGCTTGTTCATAGACAGAGTCAGAAGCAGGAAAGAACGATAATCCACAGATACTATCCCAGTTCTTATCTATCCAGTTAAGAACACCTATCCACTCATCCGGTTTAACCGTGATGGTACAGCTTGGATTGTGTTCACACCAATAATTTTTTAACATTAGCCAATACTCTAACTGCTCAATAGCAGACACGTCTTTTGAAACAACAGAATAATCAGGTGACTTGATTGGAAATTCAAACACTACCGTGTTAGCACTACCAAAGACAGGTGTAGCAGCCATGCCTTGATTTATTAATAGTTTGCAGAGAGGATCACTATCCGTCATTTGAACACGCCTTATATAATAACTGGCGTGCCTTGTGTGTAGTCCTGAAGAGCACCCAACAAGCTGACTAACTGTGCCGGAAGGCTTAACAGTAGTTATTGCTGTTGGTACGTTTATATTAAGAATCTTAGCCCAACGCTTTGCAGTATTTATTGCTACTTCTTTTAACTCTTTAAGATAACTTTTTACATAGTTAGACGTATGGTTAAAATAAGTATTATCCATTAGGCCAGTAAGAGACACGCCAAGGAGTCTCTCTTCTTCACAATTGTCCTTCCACTGTTGCCTGATAAACTTAAAGTCAGTTAGCGTACTCTGTACACACCCAAGTATAGTTGCAGCCTCAACCTTTTTAATGAGCGTTGGTTGTGTATCCTCAGCCCTTACAACAACCTCAGTGAGATTGCAGAACTGGAAAGGCCTGAGGATAATTTCACCACAAGGATTACAGCCCCAGTCATAGCCAGTTTCACGTCTTGTTGATTGTGCCTTTATGTCTGCTGCTACACGGTTAAATATCCCACGCTCACCGGAGTGTGATTCAATAAGTTTCATCCACTCTGAAATAAGCTTTCTCTGATCAGGCTTTTCAGTATACGCTACAGAGTTGTTAGCATAGGATCTTTGTGGATCTACTCTAAAAAAGTCTCCACTTTTACACTTAGCCAATCTATCATCAGATAGGTTAGACAGGCTAATACAAGCAGACCTACGGACACCACCGCTAACAACCACACTGGCAACATGACAACAAATGTCATGGCACTCCAAACTACTGAGGTTGCGTCCTTTAGCATTCTCAAAAATTGCACGTGTTACCTCCAAGAGTCTTTCCAGTGGCTCAGGCCCTGAGGCTCTACCACCAAAAGTTTTAAGTATAGATCCGTATGGTCTAACCTTAGATAGGTCATAGCCACAGATCCGGCCCCTCCAAAGTTCAAGCAAAAACTTATAGTAACCTTCAGCCCATCCCCTCTTGCTATCAGCAAACTGAATAACGTTAGGTGAGAGCTTAAGTACTTCTGGTACTGGGTGTAGTTTATTTGTGTACTGACGTTCAACTGAGAATCCTACACCTGTACCGTTCAGTAGAATATACATTAACTCAGCGAACGCTTTTGGATGATCAATAATAAGGTATGCACAATTATACCCACAGATATTATCCCGAGCCAAGGCAGGGCCAGCAGTCCAGAGTGCCCTCATGCTTGGCATAACATCAAGTCTACGTACTGCATCAATAGCAGTTTCAAAGCTACCTCTATGCTTATCAGGAACAAACTGCTTCATGAAACAAGAATATCTTACAACAGTTTCAATCCATTGTTCACGTCTACACTCATCATGCATCCACCGGGCATATGACTTCTTGTATATAAATTCTTGGTATGGCGTATTAAACATTAAGCATCCTTTGGTAGTATTACTAACGTGTCAGTTTTATTTGCACCATCCTCACGGCCTAACCTATAGGCACGTTTAAGTTCAGTTGAAATCCAATTCCAGTCACGGCAGAATAAGTTGTCTTCCGGTTCACCACCGTCATAATACTCATTTAAAAGCTTACCGTTATAGTATATTTCAAGCACTGTTCTATACTCATCAAACTCATTCTCTCTCATTTTTATTTCATACATAAGTACCCCCCCTTACCAGCCGAAGCCAAGTCCAATAGAAATATTTTTACCAACACACCCAATCTTGATACAGTTTGCTACAGTAAGTAATGGTGTTCTATACTCATCACCAATCCAATCAGCACTGTAGTATAGTACAACATTAGTTCCAGCCATGAATAGGGTTGCAGTATCAGGACTCATATCTTTCATAACCGGATTAAGCTCATGGTATCTTGAGTTATCAAGAATCTCTCTGGTCTGACCAATATCAATAATATTTATTACAGTATAACTGGTCATTAGTGCCTGATCTGTCTTATCCCATTCCTTCATTGGCATAGCACAAGAAAAGAACAGTAGACAAAAAAGTATTGATAAACACTTCTGAGTTAGTTTAATCATGACTATTACTATCCTTAATACCTGAAACGTGGTTGCAATGAGGACACCTTACAACTACCTCATCATAGAAAACGTTATGGATAATCTTTAAGCAGTATGCACAGATGACTGCTTCCTCATCTACCCTTCTGGAATCTTTCATACATACCTCACATTATGCTTTAACTTGTGGCGTTTAATAATTATAAAGGACTTAGCACCAATCATTACCTTTACCCAACAGGTGTATGTATTATCTATACACAGGGTGCAGCGTCTACGTACACCAGAAACATTACAATAAACAATGATGTTTCCCATCAGTCCTCCAAGAATTTTTGGATTTTAACTGCAATCTTTCTTGCCTGTGATGCCTCTTTTGCACAGGTGAAGTGTTGATCTTCAAGTGTCACAATCTTTGTGTGAAGCTCAATCATCCTTTCTTCTTGTTTCTTAGAGTGTGCCTCTAACTTTTTCTGGATCTTAATAAAGCCTTTAACGATTTTAGCTACTGAGTTGTTTAACATTTTGCTGTTCCTCCATTATACCTGCAAGTCTTATTAGTTCATCCGGGGTAGCATTTAGTATTACTAAAGCACCCTCATCCTTAGCCTTATACATTCTCTTCAGCCACCTATAGAATAACCGAAACTTCCATTTAGTCCTTATAGTTCCCGGGTTCATTACAGGCTTACGAAGATAGTATCCTGTAGGATCTTTTAAGAGCCTACCATCCCTGCCCTTAGCAAGTTCCCATGACATACAGTTGTCATCCTGATGATACTCATTATAACCTTCACCTAACGAAATATTTAATGCTAACAGGAACTCCCTTGTCCTTTTAGCTATTGCCTTTGCACGTTTACCATTCATTAGTCTTCCTCAAATTGATCAATTAATTCTTCAATATCTTTTACTGCATTCTCGACAATATCATCCAACGGCTTCACCATAAGGTGTACACGCAACTGATCAGCAATATCCTGTAGCGTGTAGAGTAGTAGTGTTTCATCCATTCCCTGTGCTCCCGAATCCTCCGGTTCCCCGGGCAGACTCTACCAAATCATCCACAACTTTGAATTCAGTTTGATAGACACGTGCAAGCACAGCCTGTGCTATACGTTCACCCTTTGAAATTGACCAGCCGTATGGTAAATGATTATATACTATAATCTTAATCTCTCCACGGTAGTCAGAATCAATAGTTCCGGGCGTGTTAGCAATATAGCTTGGGTGTTCAATTGAGAGTCCAGACCGGGGCCTTATCTGTACCTCATATCCCCGGGGAATCTCAAAGGCTAAACCAGTAGCAATAATGGAGCCAGAAAGTGGTGGTATATTCTCATCATATATTGCATGCAGGTCAAAACCACTGGCCCACATTGTTTGATACTTTGGTATGACAGCATCCTTATGGAGTCTTTTTATCTTTAGCATTACCTATCTCCTTTATCCTCAAGAACATCCTTAATCACTAATCCAGCACAGTAGCTGAGCCACCCTAAAACTGCTGAGCCAATAAGGATAAGTATTAGTAACCATACAACCGATGCAATGAAGTTTAAAAAAGCTAACATTTTAACCACTCATCCGGCATAAACTTATCAGCCCAGAGGTAGCCGTAACGTTCACACCACTCTGCGTTTGAAAGTTTAGTACCGTCCTTTCTTGGCTTAGCACCCTCAACTGGCTTGCTTGCGTCTGCGAATACAAACCTAACATCTAAGTGTGGATACTGTTTTTTAATAGCGATCATTTTGGTTTTATCCTCAGATCTGAAGTAACCTTTGAACTCAACATAAAAGAAGCTACCGTCCTTTCTCATTATTTTAAAGTCTGGTGTGTACTTCTTTATTGGTGGAACCCAATCCCATTTCTCAGGCTCATACATCCATGGTATCTTGAGCTTATCACACTGCTGAGCAAAGATTACTTCTGCCTTTGACGCAAACTTTTGGCCCCTGTAAGTAATCTTTTTCTTTGGCTTACGTGGGCCTTTTTTATAGAAGCGTCTTGCCATTAGTCTCTCAGTAAGTCTTCTTCATAGTCTTGAAGAAGGTCAATCAAGTCACCGACATGATCACATTCAAAAACTCTAAACTGGCTGACACCAAACTGAATTTGGTCTATAAATGTAGGTGTGAAGAATCCAATGACCTTGCCGGGATGAAAGAGGTTAATCCAGCACCATTTCTTTCCTGACTTACCTACCGGGTTACACTTCTTTAACAGGTAGGCATCATTACGAGTAAACATCACGTATGTTTTAAACTCTTTTGTATTAGTGATGTCTACTACACTCTCTGTCATAGGTTTAATTATTACCCTTCTCATTTATTTTCCTCCTTATAGTTTTGAAACTGATTACAGTAAGGTGCTACCAGACACCAGTGCTCACAGCGTGTCCTTTCCCCGGGCCTAAATACTATTTTATGTTCACCTGTCTTTTTCTTTGCTACCCATTTATCAGCATCAGTCTTTGACTTTAATACCCGACTTGCCTTACCGGGCAACTTGCCCTGTTTAGTCAACTTATACACAGCCCATGTGTCTTCCTTGGCCCACATATCTTCTACCGTACACTCTGGAAGGTCATCATCAGATAAAAATTCAGCACTCTTGTGTAGTTCAATACGATCTGTTATATACTTATGCTGAGTCTTAATATCCCAAAGGTTTAATGGTATAAGCTCCATTTCTTGCCGTGGATACTTCTTATCATTAAAGACCTTAAGCTTATCCCAGTCCTGATACCAAGCTATGACTGCAATATCTTTTACTGGTCTGTTAACAAGGTATAATAGGAAGCAGTATAGGTTAAGCTGATTCTCCCAGTCTATATACTGACCAAAGATCTTCTTCCATACGGAGCAGGTCTTAAAGTCATACAGTGTTGTTTTATGAAGACAGTCAATTGCACCTGAGATCTTACGTCCGTTAATCCTATCCCAGAGTCTTGTCTCTAACAGGTAGTCCTCTGTCTGTCTTTGCTGTACAATCCGGTATAACATCTTGCGAAAGAAGTCATGGATAGCGTTGCCACGAAAAGAGCTAAGCGTATCCAGCACTCTAACCTCTTTATCGATCAGCTTGCCGTAGCGTTTAAACAACTGAACGATCCTTGGAGGACGAATAAGGTCAGTCACACTATAGTCAGCACCAAGGCTTGAGTATACTTTTTGATATTCCTTGAACGCATCATATAGTGGCGGTATCTTTTCAAGTTTCATTATAATTCCTCCAAGTTAATTAGTCTGCAGTGCTCTATTGGTATACAGTAGAAGTACTCACCAGTCCAAGCACGTGTGTTAGCAATCTCTTTTAAGTATTCTTTTTTTAAAAATTTTGAGTCAATCTCCCATGCCTTTTTAAAGTCACCCGATATTACCCAAAACTTTAAAGGCCAACCTGCATGTTTTTCAAGAAGCCTTTCCTTACGCTTTGGTATATGAACATCCTTAAACTTTTCAGGCCAATCGCCAACCCAACCGGACTTAATCTCGCCCTCATAAAAATATTTATCATATAAAATATCTCCATCAGAAAGTGCTACTGGCTTTAAAGCTTTAATGTCAGCGTCTTGTTTCTCTTCAGCAAGCGTGTAGTACCCACGTTTATTTAAGTATTTACTAATTATATCCTTAGCAGCAAAGTCACACGCATCATATGCTGCACGGTTAAACTTGATATACGCCATAGTCACCTTTCGGTGGGGGAATTAACCCCCACCAGATTAGAAGTGAGTTAGTTAAAAGAAATTTTTTAGAATGGAACATCATCAGGAAGCTCAGGCTCCTTTAACTCAGAGTCAGACTCAACAGATGACTTAATATCCTTACCACCGGAAAGCTCTTCAACTTGAGCTTTCAATTTTGCTATCATTTCTAAAAGTGCAAGTTCACTCTGTGGAATTTCCTTCTTAGCTCCATCATTAGGAACCTGAACCTCTGTATCACCCCACGGTTCAATCTCAATAATCTTCCAGAGTTGCCTATCATTTATACGTCTTCTCTCATGGCGTATAAGCAACTGAGCACCCTTACCATAGGACTTAATCTCTTCAGCAAACTCACCGTCACGTCCGAACGTAACGAGAGCCTTCTCCCAGTCCTCATCCGGGTCATCCTGATAGCCATGTTTAATCCCTTTAAACACAGTCACATCATATGACTTTCCCTTTGCTGAGGTACGCTTTTCAGTGTACCAATCATTTACCGTAACAAGCATTAAATATCCTCCTTTGCTTTTGGTTTACGTTTCTTAATTACAACCACTCTGGGTTGGTCATCCTTATCTGTATGTACCTCCTTTTGTTTTTTTGGTTTCTCTTTCTCAAACGACTGAGTATATTTACACACGCTCTTGAGATAATCCATGGCCCCAAGCACCTTAAGCCCGGGCTGTGGATGGGTAACGGTATCATTCTTAACAGTACCACCGTTACGAGTAACACAAGCTATTGCTGACTTTAGGTTCCACTTATCCTGTGACATAAATACTCCTATTGTTTAATAAGACCGAATGGCATGTTAGGAACAAGGAAGTACACAATGCCAAAAGTATTACCGTCCTGACAGGCAACCGCATTGTCAGACCAAGCTATCTCTGAATAGGTAACGTCCTCTCCATTATCAACACGAACAGCCCTAACACCAATGTAGTGTTTACCCTCAACGGTCATGGTTAAAACTTTCTGTAGGTTACCTGTACGAGCGATAGGTTCTCCGGCATCAGACTTATCAGCCTGAAGTGCAGAAAAAATTTCATACTCAAGAATAACATCATCAGGTATAGTAGCACCTGACGAGTATGTTGCAGGTTTCTGCCAAGCTACCGTTGCCTGATCTGCCGTGTGCCATGTGATAGCATGAACCGGGCAAACAAGACTTACAGTTAATAATAATGATACGAATAGTGATTTTAACTTTTTAAACATAGCTCCTCCTATAGTGACTCATTAGTGAGTCAGTTTAACTAAAAAAATATTCTCTTAGAAGCTCCTTCATTGCCTCATAGTTAGGGCCTCTCTCTATATCACCAGTAAACGGAACGTTAGAGTCAAAGCCCCAATAACTTTTCATATAGTTTGGAAGGTTCTCAAAAACCATTATACAGGTTCTTCCAAGATCTTTAAACTCAGGCCTATAGTTATCGAATACTACCTCATCATGAACCTGACCTATCATTAGTGATTTTAAGTGTTGAACCTTTTTCTTAATTATAAGCATAGCAAGTTTAACAATATCAAACGAGAAACCTTGAACAGGGTAGTTCTTAATTTGTCTTGGAGAATACTCTCCCTTTATTTTATTGAACTTGAAAAACCTACCCGAAGGTATTGTTAATGTTCCATGCTTTATAACGTGCCTCACGTTTTTTATTTGCCAGTCACGAAGGCCAGCGTACTTATTATAGAATGCATCAACTATACCTTCCCATTTTTTAAGTGAGAAGTTGGGCATCTTATAGTCCATATAGAAACCATAGGCACTGCCACCGTAGATCATTCTGAACGTAAAAAACTTAGCGGTCTTCCGATACTCAATGTCACCAAAGAAGTTGATAGCATTATCACCGTGAACATCAGAACCATCCCAGATCTCTTGGATCATAATAGGATCTTGAGATAGTAGGGCACACACACGCCACTCAAGCTGTGCAAGATCAGCAGATACTATCTGATCAAAGCGTGGAATAAATATCCGTTTTATAGGTGAGGTTCCTTCCCGGGGAAGGTTTTGACCGTTAGGGTCTTGAGAACTTAGCCTCCCGGTTACCGTTACGGTTTGGTTGTACTGTGGGTGAATGCAACCGTCAGACTGTATTTTATTTATAATACCAGTTCCATTCTCACCCCAGAGAGACTCTAAGGACTGAGCAATAGCAGACCTTGATATGAGGCCCTTCTTAATATCCTTTTGAACCTTAGTCCTTGCGCCAAGCTGTTCTATAACCCCTTTGTTAGTCTGATAGTAGCCTTTTTTCTTTGTCTCTGTACCTTTGGCTGGTGTAAAACCAGCACCATCAATAGGAACTTCATTTACACACTTTCTGGTGTATGTTTTTATCTTACCAGACTTAAGTTTCCTGTGAACCTGCTCCCGGCCCGGGCGTTTAAGTATCCCACCAAACAGGGCAGCAGATAGTTCATCACCTGAAGATAGGTTAATATCTCCGAGCTTTTCTTTAAGGCCAAGGTCTATTAGGTCAAGCTGTTGCTGAATATCACTGACTAAGATCATGCCAAGATCCTTATCAGCCTTCATTCCGGTACACTCAATCTCTGATAGCAGCCCCATTAAGTTACAGGCTAAGGATACAGGCCTTATCAGATCAAGCCTTTTAATATCAGATATTTGATCATAATACACCTGAAGTGTAATATCACAGTCATTCTCACAGTAGGGTACAAGAATATTTAAGGGTATCTGGCTTGTCTCATAGCCCTGTTCCCAGTACATTCTAACATCATCATGCTTTAGCTGAATGCCACGCCTTTTACAAATATCATTCAGACTATAACCAATCCTTGCATGACCGTTAATTATATAATCAGCTATTTTAGTGCAATAAAGTTTTATATTACTAAAGTCTATATTTAGGTGTTTAAGCCAGTTAAGGTCAAACTTAAGGTGCTGGCCCACCATCCTGTCAGACCGATTAATCTCCTCTTGGATCTCTTTTATATCATCAGCCTGTTTACACGGATCATCACCATGATTGTATAGCTCATCATGGTTAAACACCCATGACTTTCTAAAGCCAGTGTTATCAACGATTGATAGCATAACAGCATAAGCACCGTCTATCCAAGGATGAAGTAATGGCTTTGTAGTTGCCTCAAAGTCCAGAGCTATTACACGCATTAAGAAACCTTAGCTTACGAATTCAAACCTGTTATTAAAAAGTGTATGATTAACAGCGCCCTTTACAAAGGAGAGTGGGTTAGATATAAAGTGAAGCCTATTCCAAGGACGTGGATATAAAATACCTATACCACCATAGTCTTCCCACTCTTTAATGTTCCTATCAGAGTCATCAATAAGAACCTTCCCGGGGCCTGAAATATGATGCTTCTGTGGTGTAAAGATATACCTTCTGTCTCTCCAATAGGATGTCATATTTTTTCTAATCCACATTTGTTTACCATCAGCACCACGATAGCATGGAGTAGTTAGTATTGTTGGTTTATACTGATATATAAAATCTAAGAAAGCTTTACCATCAAGGGTATAGGTTAGACTTGACCAGAAACCGGGATAGCCAATCTCATCCCAGAATACGTCTTCACTTACACCGAAGAAGTCCTCAATAATTTTTGCGTTTCCCCACTCTCCCTTAGGCCAATCATTCTCAAGCCTCTTTGCAACTCCAAAATAGTTAGCACACCCCTGTAGGAAGTCTACGAAAACACCGTCCATATCTATATAGAACTTATAATCTACCATTTAACAGTACCTCTCTTTGTTTTTCAATAGCCTTAATTTTTTCCCTCATTCTATGCTCACCAAGCTCAACGACCCTGTCAAGGAACTCAATGTCCATTCCGTTTGGCTCTCTTTGAAAAAAGATATTACCGGGAACACCATCTATCCTGATACTTTTTTGGTATATTAAGTATTTTACACCCCTTTTTGTTATTCTTCTAATCTCTGCCATCATATATCCCCTTGATTAGTTCCATTATATTTTTAACCATCCTACTAAAGAATATATCATTGTTGAACCTTTCGACCACTACACTGGGATCAGAAGGAACATACGTTAAGTCTGGTTGCCTTAAACATTTGTGCCACATATCCCATTCATGTAGGCCACAGGCAACTGCCTCAAACAATTGTATCCCTTTGGGTTTAGGTGGCCCTTGTTTTACTTCTGAAATTGGTTCCCAGTTGTTATAAAGTACACAGGAATTACACTTCTCTGTCGACTTCTTTTGATCCTCTTTCCAGAGCTTTAACTGGCCCCATTTGCAAGTAGTACAGTTTTGTGATTTCATTCTATCCTCCAAAATTTAAAACAGGTTTATGAGCGATAGCATGAAGAAACGCTTTATCTAAATCCATACACTGAGGAACCTGTTTATAAAGGATCTTACGATCTTTCACATCCATGCCCGGAGTTCCGAACACTACCTTATAGCCAGTTGTAAACTTAAAAATAGTAAAGTGTCCGTCATAGTCTTTATTAGCTATCTCTATAACCTTTGCAAAGTTTTCTATCATGTTTCCTCCGAAGATGTTGGCCTGACCCCGGCTATGTCCGGGGCCAAGCCGATATTAGGGTTATAAGTGGGGATGACTGGATAACCTTCCTGTCACCCCCAAGTTGTATTATCATCGATGTCAAAATGATGATACCTGCACTCTTCCATCAACCATAGAGACTTAAGCTTAAATTGTCATGCTCTACCACTGAGCTAACGCCCCTCAAGTGTTCTTTTTAAGTGGTGGGGCGTAAGGGATTCGAACCCCCGACCTTGACTAAAGGCAGACTCTATGCCGATTACTGGATTTTGCAGACCTTTACTGAGCTTGTTGGGTCAAAAGACTGACGCTAAAAGCAGTGCAAATTAAGGTATCAATACCAGCACCACCCTTTAAAGCTCAAGCTAAGGCTTAGTTTAACCCAAACTATTAAACACTGTTAGCATTAATATAGTCAAACAACTCTTTGCCGACAGTGACCTTTACCACTTGAGTATTATTGGCAATTTGACGTGCCTTTTTAACTCCACGAAGAAGCTTCTCTACCCGGCCTAACAGGGCAGACTTCTCAGCCACACTGATCATCCCAGACCAGACGTTCTTTACCACCCGGGCTACGTTCACGTCTTCAGTGAACATTTCTACCTGTGCCGGGTGTTCTTTAGTAGCCTCAGCCAGCACGTGGTTCTTACGGACACGCTTTGTGCGAAAGCGTTCCTCAGGGTGTACACGCTTGTACACGTTCTCACCCTGACTGGGATCAAGCTCCCAGTGTACACCGGGCTGCAGTGTAGGGATAGCCTGATAGATGCTATCACGAATATTTTTCAGCTTCTTCTCCAAGCCAAGCAAGAAGGTAGCCGGAAGGTTAGTAGCGATAGTGACACCGTCCACTACCAGATCAGCACAAGCGACCTGATTAGTGGCCTCCTTCTGAAGGACACAGTCCAAGTATCTGGACAGGTGTTCCGCAGTATAGTCCAGTTTAGCCTTGACCGTATCATCCAAGGCCTTAATGTCATCAGCCTCTTTAGCTGCACCCTCATCAAAGGGTTCGACTGAAGTACGATGGCCCATATAACGGTCAGGGTGCTTTGTAAAATTGGTTCTTGTCTCAAGGGTAACCTTGCCAGCGATACCACCAAGGTCACCTTCCACTGCCAGTAACTGATGAAGCTTAGACTTAGCCATAAGTTTACCTCCTAATATTGATAGTTTATATATGTTTCCAACAGATACGATTTATAATATGTTTTACCTGCCTGTATGTAACTTCAGGATAATCCTTTGCAAGCTTAACCATGTTAATATCTTCCTCACGATACCTTCTACGCATTTCAATAACCTGCTCCTCTGTTAACTTACGAAAAGGCTCTCCCTTTTTACGACCTATCTTACCCTTACTCTGTGCCTTATTACCGGGATCAGTATTAATGCTAAGGTGGAGTGGGTTAACACAGATAGTGTTATGACAGCTATGACATACCTGCAATCCTTTAGGCACAGGGCCAACGAAAAACTTATAAGACCATACATGAGCACCCAGTTTTTCAAAGCCGTTACCATAGCCACCAGAATTAGTACTACCCTGCCATTCCCAACAGTCAGTCTCTGCATTAACCTTAATCTTATCAAAAAATTTTTTAAGAAAGACTAAGTCTTCTTCAGATATTCCCCTTAACATAACCTCCTCCTTAGTTTTCAAACGTACACTTAGTGTTATAGAAGACAACCTCTCCGGTATCTAAAGACCCGGTTAACTTATTCTTACAGATAGAAAGATACCGCCTCTGTTCAAATCCTTCCTCATCCGTCTTCCCGATCCCGATTGCTAAGTCAAGCTCTCCCGGGATACCTACCTTTGACATGTCCATGTTATTCAGCTTTAAGTATCTTCTATTTGCACAGGTAGCATCTGCTTGACCAAGTGTTATGATTGCCGTGTTGTTTTGTCCGGCAAGCTGCCTGTATCTGTTGTATAGCTGTTGTAATTTCTTGACTTCTGAGTAATCCCCGGGAATGTAAACCTTAGTGCCCTGATCAATGAAGACAATCTTTGGCCTGAAGTCTTGAATGTACTGTTCGACCTCAGCCATCGTCTGGACATCATCAATGAACTTAAGCTTATCCCCAATATGTTTATCCCAAGATGCTTCAATCTTGTCCTGATAGGCACGCACGGATGGCTTTTCTGATTTAGAGAATGCACAGTACGCTCTAAGCTTTGTTCTGGTGACCGACTCTTCATTGCCAAGGTATAGAATACAGTCAGGTGCTGCTATCTTTTTAGCAAAGTTAACGGCCTCAAATACACCAAGGCTTGTTTTACCTGTCTCTGAATAGGCAAATATATGACCTAAAGTACCGGGTTTAAGTGATCCAATATTGTTTTTAAGGAAGTCAAGTTCCCAATCGATACCGTACTCATCAGAGTCAAGTCTAAGCAGTTCCGTAAGTGTTAGCTTACAAACCTTAGATTCTGAAGTTGAGAGCGTATCAGTAAGGTGCTGGTAAAACTCTAAGTGCTTTTGAATAGCCTGTAGGCTGTCAGGCTTATAGTTGTTAACGATCTCAATACAGTCCTCAGTAATCATGCTGGCTACAGCTATCTCAGACAACTGATTAATACTGTCTATAAGTAACTGTATATTCTTAACGTCTGCCTTTTCAAATCTATCGAACAGGGCCAGTAATGTCTGACGATTCTTAATTGCTGGATACTGGTTATTAAAGTGTATTTTAAGCTCATCTACACTAATATCAGCCTTATCAGGGTACTTATTATAGTAAGTCTTTATAGTGTCTAAGATTACCCTAAGCTCATGTTCCATATTTGGTATCTGAGCTAAAATATTCTTATAGTTATTATAAGTATCTTTAACTAAAAGTGGTTTTAATACGCTTACGTCTATCAATAGTGCCCCCTGTGTCTCACTTATGAGTCAGTCAAGAAAAAAAAAATATTACCCTCTATTAATCATAATATAGTCACGATTTTTACTTTGTCAACTCACAAGTGAGACTTTTTTAAAAAAAAATTTACCTAAATTATATCTTCTGATCTTATTTTTTTAGATAGTGCTCTACATATAGCTTGACATGAGCCAGCAATATCTTGATCAATTCTCCTATAGTGCCATGTACTGGGCATAGATCCCCCATACTTGAATAACTCTCCTGCACCACGAAGCCCGGGAATGTTTACGGTTCTTCTAAACATACGTGTATTATTAGCACGTATTATTGAGTCTACAGCAATTGCCATGTTATCCTCCTGTTATTTTAAGAAAAAGTTAAGGTTAACGTCAAAGGGTAAAACAGACAGTGCCTCATTCAGACTTGTAGGGTGTGCAAGTGCTAACTCTGCTAACATAAATGTACCACTTGGGCTTACCCAACGATTACAGTTAACCTCTAAGTCAGCATACCTGTTCTTAATCTTGTTACCCCGGCACTGGGCCTTACACCTATTACAGCTTGGTTGTTCTTGATAGATCATATTATTACCCCTTATAGTAGTATCCAAGTTCTCTGGCCTTATTCTCTACCTGTCTCCATAACTGTTGTGTTAACCTTAAGGTTAAGAGTAAATGGTTCAAAAAGGTTAAGAGTAACTGGTTTAAACTTTAGCTTTATGTCTTCCCATTCTGCATAGCCATACTTCACTAACCAGTTCACGAAGCACCCTGACTTTGAGGCATAGTCTAATAGCTTTTGGTCAACATATTTAAAGTCATTATAAGCATAACCCCAATCAGCCATAGTTTTAATAAAATTAGCCTTTTCCTGATCACTTGGGTCTGAATGAAGAATAAGATCCTTTATCCATAACATTTTACCGGTTGGAACTAATTTTTTGTTTTTCATAGTGTCTCCTTGAGTTAGTGTTTCTGCATATTTTTTTAATTCTTTTAACGCCTCTTTCCTTACATCAAAGACTTTTTCAGCATATACATATTGTTCTGATTGTTCTGCTATATCAAAAATTTTATGAGCATATGTTGCTATTTGCATTACTCTACCTCCGATAGGTCTTCTATATCTTCTGGGTTACCACCCCTGCGAAAGTAGTCATGACCACCATCCACAAAGATTGCACCACAAGAGCACTCTACAAAGTCATGACGATACTTAGACTCAATCACGTCACCACACTTAAGACACTTTGCAGCATTCTTAATAATCTTATAGCTCATTCTACCACCCTATTGCCTTTGAAATTTTGGGAGTCATACCTCCCAGTTCCTGAAACCGTTCCTCAAATATCTGAAACAATGGATCATTCAGTGTGCTAAATATAGGATGCCCTGAAGGTGCAAACCTCCACAACCGGGCCATTTCAATCTGCGACATCTGCTTGATCCTCTCTATCCAATCCTCTTTTTCCTTCTGTGATAAAGGTTCTAAATTCAAGATCCTCTCCTTTCATAGTCCGGGTAATCCATTCAATTACCCTGTCTTGGCTTACTATTTGTTCAGCCTGTTCTTTTGTTAGTTTTGCCATCTTTCCTCTCAAAGAATTTACATCCGAAGTTTTCATGTACGTCCATATATTCTACCTTATCTCATCCATTTAAACCCCCCTTCTCACACCATTTAACCATCAGATCATATGATCCCCAACAGTCTATTGGTGCATGGTTGTAAAAGTAGGCCACGTATGCCGGGATGTTACCTATGTTCTGACCATCAGCCCTCATGACTGCTGACTTAAGGTCATTACAGATGATAGCAGTAAGGAAACCACCCGGCTCAAGCCCGTAGTTAATATAATTTTCTATTCCATCTTCCATATAGTCAGGAATCCAGAACATACTGTTAAACGAAAAATTCTTACACTTGACCATAAACCCTCCTTTCGATTTCTTTTGTTCCGTAGCACTTTGGATCTAACAGTGTACTGATAACCTTACATTTTAAACCGAGCATTTGAAACTTCTTCTGGTATCTTAGTGAAGCCTTAAGCTTGTCATAGTCAAGCCAGATCCTGAACTCAGAATAAACCCTACTTATTTCTTTTATAAGCTCATCAGGAATATAAGAGCCAAGCACTGCGTAGCAGTCTACTACCCTGCCTACACGTATAGCAGAAAGAATATCTTCTACTATTACTAATGTATTACTACCTCTCTTTACCTTAAAGTAATTATGTTTTTTACTCTTAGTTCTTTGATTAAACCATTTAGGAATCTTTGGGTCAGGTTCACCAAGGTATCTTCCCTGCCAAGTTACCAAAGAGTTGCCATCATAAACCGGGAATATGACTCGATTTAGAGAATTACTATATACTACCCTATAGTACTCTATTTCCTTATCAGTTAAGTAATTGTACAAGTAAACGAGTCCATTGTCAGGAATACTTGTAGTGTAGTCATCAGGTAGTAGTACTACCTCATCATCTACTACCCTTGGTAGTGCTTTCTGAGAAGTAATGAACCTAACAGTATCCGATGGACTCAATCCCTTTAGCCTCTTCATTCCCTTAATACCACACCGATGACAAATATACAGCCATCCTGTTTCTGTACGTGTAACTGCTAAGGCTTTATTCTTTCCGATGCTACAGGCATCATGACGAAACTTTCTTGTCTCATGTAACGGCTGTTCCGGGTCAAAGTATTTATCTGATAAGTGACTCACAAGTGATCTCCTGTAAGCATAAGAAAAGGGCACTGAGTACCCTGTTTCTTATTTAAAGCTATACTTGAGTTGAAATTAACTTGGCAATGAGCTTAGATATACCGGCAATTATAGACTGAAAGGTGTTCATGTCATTCATATCATTAAAAGCAGTAAACGTGCTATCAGAATCCGTTTGAATTTCAATGCCGACTCCGTCCTCATATACTATCTCTGTATTGTCTATTTTAGCTCTTAAATAGTCCAATGTCTGATGCTCCTTTTGTAACCAGTTTAGAAAGGTCATGTACAACCTTAGCTCCCTTCTTGGTCAAGAAACAAGCACTCTTTCTTGGATCATCCAGATCAGGCCTTTGTTCAACTAAGCCATAGCCACGCTGTTTCCAGATACCCTTAGAATCCTGAGTTAGAAGGTCGGCAAGCTTAATGACATTTCTGGACACTGTTCCCTTTGGTACTCTTAAGATCTTTGCAAGCTCACCCTGAGTGATACCCTGATTGTTTGCAACCAGAATAAGGATTCTTAACTGTGGAAAGGCAATGTCCTTGTTGATAGAGTTACTAATAAAGTCCAATAGTCTATTGAAATAAATTAGCTCCTTCAAAATACCTCCCTATATCCCGACCATCCACCCTCATTTTAAGTTACCAGTGTAACTGGTAATTCACTATTATAAAGACGATCTTTCTGTGTAACAAACGGAACTTACAAAAGAACCTGCCCATAGTTCCTGCCCCCTTTTTTTGTTATTATAAGCCTAATAATGGTTATGTCAAGATTGAAATTTGTAGCAAATTTTATGCCACATGCCCGATTTATCGTAAAGCCTAAATAAATAACATAGTTATAATCATAAGTGTGTTAATAATTATAAAAAGAATGCACATTTTTCTGTGCATCGTGCACATTTTTTTGTGCATCACACATCCGATTCTATGGATTTTTTATGCTTCTGTTTCCGGGTATATTTTTTCTTATCCTTAAAGATAGCACCACCTGTTGGAGGCGTAGGTATCCTGATCTTACCGAGCTTCTCTTGCTTGGCTTTCTTATCCTTCTTATATGTTGATTTAGCAGTCATTTGTAATAGTTAAACATCCATTCTTAATGTAAACACTTAACGGATATGATCCAAGCACCATGTATAATACTATAAAGTTGGGCTTATCCATATTATAATAACAGATCTCTAATAATCGATCCCAGTATCCAAAGACCACACCGATTAGTGCAGGTTCATATAGGATCTTTGTTATTTCTGGATGAAACCGAAACTCTGTTGGCTCATCTATCCATTCTTTTAAGGCACGTGCCATTAAATAGTCTCCCCCGGAAACCTTATTATATCAGACTCTGGAACGATCACTGGATCTCCGGGTCTGATAGAACCGTCCTCACGTCTACCGTTTGTTAAAGTGATTTGGTACTTACCCTTGTTCTTGCCCCTCTTTATCTCTCTATATGCATAGAACGGTTTTTGTTTCTGATTTTTCACTCCACCTACCCATGCTACTCCATAATCATTCACTGGTTGCCCTCCTAATTATAACCTGTTCTGGTTTGTACATTGCAAGCAGCATCAGCCTAAAGATCTTTGCTTGCTCCATTGACTCATAGGTATCAAAGACAAACGGGATACCATCATCAGATATTATATGTATTTCATGTTTCATCGTGCCCACCTTTCAGTGGGGTTGGTTTAGATCTTAATGATCTCAGCATTCTCTAAGGATTGAGTAAGTTCATGAAGGCGTTCACCGGACTGTTTCATTATATGGATAATCTTAGCAAAGCCACTCTTTGTATATACAAGTCCGGGTTTTAATTTATACACCCTATCAATAGCTTCCCTTACTACAACGGTATTACCCATGCCGTTTAAATATCTTGGGTATCCTGCAATATACATAGACTTAATATCATATCCAAACTCTTCCTCAATCTGCTTCATAGATGCACAATTATTAATACCAAGAACTAATACACTATCAGTCTTCATTTTACGATACTTAACCTCAGTCCTCTTCATTCTCTTCCTCCTTTACAAAGTCAATGTCAATAAGGTTTCCTGTTTTATTAATATTACCAATCACGTCAAAGAACCTACAACCGTCTACGTCAATTGTAAGTCCATGGAACTGTAATGCATCTAACGTATGATCAGCAAAGGGTCTACAGTCAATGACCATCTGTTGATACCATATTATTCTTTCCTGATAAGAATCATAATCAGCGATCATGTAAAGCTTTGCAGTATCATGCTCTGCGACCTCAATGATAGCACGAATTTTCATTAATCCTCCTTGTTAATCGGAAGATTATCTTCCTTAAACATGTTGTCAAAGCACTCCTCACACATGCCTGAGATATAGTACTCACGCACACCAGCATCAGAGTAGCAGTTAGGTAGTGCAGGTTCTTTACAGTCTATACAGATACCCTGCTCAACGGCCTCTGCCTTTGTCATACCGAAAAGATCATTTGCCAGTCTGTCCTTGAGTGATTGTAATTGCATGTTCATTTTGACCTCCCTATTTGCCTCAGGTTAAACGATCTCGTAAAGACCCATACCTAAGTATGGGCCTTGTGTTGAGGTTATACAATGGAACCTGAAGGTGTGGTCTGAGCGATCTTTACAAGACTCTCAAAGCCTTTAGCCATGAGTTTATCATTGCTGCCACCCAGAACCAGACTCTCAAACTTTACCTGAGCCTTACTCTTACCATCTGCCACCCGAGTGCTACGGTAATGGTTGCAGAACTCAGTCAGTGCATTCAGTGCACCATATCCGGTCTGTCTTACACCGGGATGATCTACACCCATACCGTTAACTAAACACTCAGTGAAAGTCTCTATAGTATTTGTATAAATACTGTTAGACCTCTTACTGTCCTTCTTAGGCTGAGGCAGTAGGTTGCTGAACCACTCTAAAGCCATGCTATCACTCATCCTAAAGCCAGAAAGAAGTTTCATCTTAGTATTAAAGTCCTGCATTTCTTTGCCGTAGTAGCCGAGCATCTTAGTAGCAGTCTGAAGTCTCTGAAGGTTCCCGGTAGTGTTCTTGATGTTAAACAGTTTTTGAGAAGAGGGGAGTTGGTTTAGACAGAAGAACCGATGAGACAAGGCCCTGCCAAGAATGGCATAGGCCGAGTTATAAGATGTTAGCATAAGAAAGTTAAGGTCAATCACGTCACCTGTAACGTACTCAACACTGTCCAGAGTAAAGGATACACCGATCACTGCACCGTTGCTCATAGTGATACCCTGATTGATCCTGCCTCCAGTGCTGTTAATAAGCTCCGCAGCCATGGCATAAAAGTCTTTAGGCTGCACGTGCCTTGTCTGCATACCAACTGCACCAAGGTATTTGTTAGTATCTGTACGAACAACAGCTTGCTTATCCCATACCTTTGTGCCATCTTGCAGATACAGGGGCTTCATGGCTACCTCAAAGTCATAGCCTGAGTTATACATTGCTTTGTCTATGTCCTGAGTATTCAAGTCAGTAAACTGTGCTACTCTTTCAATGGTTTGTGTCATGGTAAACCTCCTTTAACCGTACATTCCAAGATAATAATGCTCAGCATCTTTAACCATTTTATCATAATCTCTTGGAAGTAGCAGCCCTATAAAGATAATTAACTGAATAATGAAGGATATTAATTCAATCATCATTTACTTAGGCCTTTGGGATGATTGACTGATCTGACAATGTAAAATTCTCTAAAGTTGTCAGGTACTGGCGATTTGCCGTAATGATCAGCATTAAGGTTATCCCTTTTTGGTTTACCCTCTTGCCTTTTGGCAAATCCACTTTCAACGATTTCTCCGGTTGATCTCCTGCGGATTGCATACATGCGACCTCCTTATTTAATGGTTATAGTTTTATTCCTACCCTGCTCAGGCCTCTTGCCCTTAGGGTATACGGTTACAACAAAGAAGTGGAGCTTTTTCGATCCTGACTTAGTGTCACGCCTATGGGCCACGATAGCACCTTGTTGCATGGAACGGAACCATACGAAGAACTCAGTGTTATATGGCAATCTTGCATAGTTCTTGAGGCCCATGACTCTGTCTACCATGGCCCTGAGTGAGCCATTTCTAAGTTCTACATCACGCTCATCCATCCGATCTAAGGCGTGGCTTGTATCGATTACCCATCTGCCACGGTGCTTTAACTGATATTCGTTGTGTTTCATAAGTGATTCCCTTAGCTTAAGAAATATATGTGCCCTCTATTAATCTTAATATAATCACTTCTGAGTCATTGTCAAGAAAAAAATTATCCGACCCATGGTTCAAGGTGTAAATTTGCCACAATTTCCCATGCCGGAACCTTGAAGCCGTAGCGTCTATGCTCAAAAGGTGTCTTAATCAATCTTTTATGATCCAGTCCAGTACATGCCTCAATTGCTTCTATAGCAACCGGAATCATTTCAAACGGTACGGGTGGGTAATGGTTAGACCGAAGCTGCCATTCTACGCCTTGTTCAATCGATGTTTTCTCTGCAAACTCTGTTGCTTGTAGGTAACCCATAATAATACCTCCTAATAAATATGATGACTATGATCCTCATCAGCGTTCATAAACATTTCACGTATCGCAAAGCAGACCCTGCGGAGCATACAAATGTTTGACAGGTAGAATGCTAACAGGTCACGGCTGTACTCATTCTGCATGTTGACATTGAAGATAAGCCGTGTGTTATACTCATGTCCTTGGTTGTCTCTCTCAGTGTTATTGACTAATTGCAGGTTTACGAAGTACTTCTTTTGCAGGTTGTCAATCAGTGCTACCAGAGCACCACCACGGGTCTTCATAGACTCTGCACTCACACCTGCGTTAGCACCAATATTTACTACAATATTAATGCTCTCTTGTGGCATAGGTTCAAGCGTGATCAGGCCACAACACTCAGGTGTACCATCGACAAAGCGACCCATATCGATGAAATCACCAGTCACATCAAAGCTAATGTTGTACTGATCAACATTTTCATCAATCCTTGTCCTGATTGACTCTGCAAGGATGTTTACGTCTGCTACGCCTTCAGGCCACCCGGTCTGCATGAACTGTATTGTCTCATTCCACGACCATGGATGAAAGTTTGTGGGGCTTAGATCACAGTGGGAGCCTGAGTATGATTCAAACTCTTCTGGGTAGGTTGCAAGGTAGTCCAGAACGTCCTGATGCCCATCAAACTCAATGATAGCAAAGTCTGACAGCTTACTCTTTGGCATGATTACCTTCATTATGATACCCTCCGCAAAATTTTGTCCTTGATCTCTGGGTTAATACCCCTGAAGATAAAGGCATCTTCCAAGTCATCATAGCTTACCCCTGCCAAAGCCATCTTCCCACCAGTGATGGATGCTCTGGGGCTACAGATGACCTTTTCTTTAAGGTCATGGATGGCTGAACGTATAGCCTGTACACGTTTGCACCAGTCTTTATCCGGTGCAAGTCTCATTTCAAGAGTTTCATCAATATCAATATCGATGACAAAGAACCGATCCAAGGTAGCACCATCAATCGGGTTCCTGCCTACATACTGCCTGTCGGCCCCACGACCATAGGTGTTAGCAGATGCTAAGAGCACGAAATCATCATGTTTCTTAACCATCCTGTCCGGGAATGATGCCACTGAGTTTGCTGTCATGGCGTTAATAACCGTAAGAACGTTTGGATTACCTGCATCGATCTCATCGATCAGGAAGACTCCACCAAACTCATAGGCCTGTCTAAGAAGCGTGCTAACATACTCACCGTTTGCTGAGTTATAGCCGATCAGGTCAGACTTGCTCGTCTGGAGGCCTACAGAAATGGCGTAGAAGGGAAGGTCAAGTGCCTCTGCTACTTGCTCAGCAAGGTAGGTCTTGCCAGAACCTGCCGTACCACACATGTACACGTTAACCCGGTTAGCAACACACGTTAAGACCCTTTCAAACTGGCAATGAGCAACGCCAATGTCCTTAGTCTCGCCAGTGGTAAGGCTTTTGACCTCTACGGTTTTCACCGTATCGATCTTGTCGATCATGGTTTCAAATAAGTCTACGAGCATGTCTTCAGATTCCCTGATGCTACTATCGACCAGAGTCTTGACCTGATCCATATTGACCTGACCCTGTACCTTGCCATTCAAAGCGTAGGCCAGAACTTCAGCCAGATCAATCTCTGGGTTGGTGATAGCACCTTGTTGCTCACCCAGAAGGCTATTAATAAGGTCGGCCTTTCGCATACCGACAATCTGCACTCCGGTGAGTGAGTGCTGATCCTGATTTGCACGGGCATAGACTCTCAGGTCAGCCACGCTCATGCTTTCCAGTTGTTGCCGTGTTCTCATGTTTCCCTCCCTTGTTTGTTGGTTTTGTATGTCGAAGTCAAACAATAAATCATAAGTGAGACGATGTAGGGCTTAAGCTACCAGAAATACACTAAATAAAAAATATCTCTGGAATGCTGATGCTACCCTTAGTTTATGATCATTTCTGATTTGTAGTGTGCTAAGGTGACAATCTGTATACCTTCTGTTATTGCTACAGGTTACAATGGCTGCTGTGTTTAGGTAATTAAAATATACAAACCTATGGGTTGTATTTTCTCAGAGAGTGCTTATATTATGAGGTATAGGGCAACTACACTGTTCTGGTTCTGCTGTTCATAGGACTCTACAGATAGTGCAAATAGTAGTTATTCATAATTGAGTTAATTACAGCCCAGATGATGCCTTTATTAATATGGTATTAACACGGTTTATGTACCATTTAGATAGCATCCTGTAATCACACAAGATACTGAGTTGTGTGTTTGTAACATCCAGACAAAGCCACGCTCACACATGTGCATATTTAAGGAACACACGCACGTTCCATTATATGTGCACACGACATGGGGGGGGGGGCTTGGGGGGATACCCCCCGGGGGGGGTAGGGTCACCCCGTTTCCATGTATAATATATATGCTCGTACACAAATTTTTCTGGGATTTTGGGCGATATTCTGGAGATATTATCCTTACAACCTAAACACTCAGCCTACAGTACTATCTGTAAGCTTAGCAGCCGGGGCGGTACTAAAAGTTTACATAATATTCTTAGGTATACTATTAGTATCTATTAAGTGTTCTATTCGTAACCATTAGTAACCAGAAGACACTACAAGATACCAGCTTCGTCTTTAAGTATATATTAGCTTAAATATCTTTTAGGTACTTTAGTACACTTAACTAACCTATAGGAATACTATATGTAACAATAGTAGCTTTTAGTATCCATATAGTTACTATAGGTATCTTGTAAAATATTTTTTAAAAAATATTTATATACGAGAATTTTTTATTTTAGTAAACTTAATCACTTATGAATAAATCCAGAACTTTCTTAATAAGTACCACTTTGTGGCTCTTGACAAATGGAAATTAATGCTTATATTATGAGGTATAGAGGGAGATAGACTCTTCCAAAAATTTTTAATGAGACTGACTCACTAATGATCAGGAGGTAACCATGAAATAAATGCGAGGCTATAGTGATCTTGATGACACAGACACTGACTTAGAGAGGAGCTTGGCCTTCTTAGGTACGGTAGAGAGCTTTGAAGAGGAGTGTATCGTTCCTAAGATCTTTAGGCAGTTCGAAAAGGACTATAACAAAAACCCAAGCAGAAGTTGGTTAATTTACAGGTACAACCTGTCCAACTATATGACAACTAAACTAATTCGCATTTGCCAGAAACGTAAACGTATAGGCCTGAATAAGGTATGATGAGACTATCAACTTTAAAACAGATCATAGAAGAGCCTGTCCTCAAGAGGTTTCCCGGGGCAGAGGCAGAGGCTTTGCAGTTAGTGGACGAGATAGCACACGCTGTCATGAAAGAGATTGACTGGCTGGAATGGATTAATGAGGAGAAGTTTTAACAAGCGATCTTCGTCTTAACTGGATAAGATGCCAGCCTTCCAAGCTGTAGGACGTGGGTTCGATTCCCACAGGTCGCTCCAAATATAGGTCGGGATCTGGGATCAACGGAGTCTCCAAAACTCTGTAGTGGGGTTCGATTCCCCACCTTCCTGCCAAGCTTTCAGTGGTCAAAATAAAATGGGATAGAGGGGAGTTGGACTGCAGCGCAGCGTAACTTAAGATTCCCAACTTCAAGCAACCCCCTCCCACTGAAATAATTTAGTAGCATACGGTCAAGAACACGGTTATGACCATCTCAAACGTAGAGAGCCGGGAATAAGCAACTGGACGATGCGTTGACCGTGGGAGAGCTACAGAGAGGCTTATTGGCTTGTGCCTCTATAACCAAACAAGCCACTTTATGGGTCGGCATTCATTGGCGAGATAAGCAGACTGTAAATCTGTGGCCCCCGGGCTGTGATGGTTCAACTCCATCCTGACCCACCATACAAAAAATTATACTGTTTTGTATAATACAATGTAGGGATAAGTACAGACTAACTAATTTAAAGGAGCAGTAATGGCGTTAAACGATGCACAAATTCCAAGTAAAAGTACTTTATACAGTGTAATTCAAAGTGTAGCTACGGATCTTAACAGGATGGTTAACAGGCTAAGTGACCTGTCAGAATTCTTACAGCGAATGGACACTGCAGATCTGGACGCTATCGGTGTTCCATCAACAGATATAAGATCGCAGCTTGTAGCCTTCAGGGTAATGCTTGATGAGTTAGTGAGATTCTTGAACGGTGATTCTGTTACACCAACCAATGATCCAAGCACTGTTATCGATATGTTTAGAAGAATATAGCCACTTAGCCCAACTTGGCAGAGGCGTATGGCTTAGAACCATATCAGTCAGGGTTCGAATCCCTGAGTGGCTACCAAACTTTAGCGGATTGGCGCAACTGGCAGACGTGCTTGATTCAAAATCAAGATGCTCTGGGTTCGACTCCCAGATCCGCTACCATGTAGCCAAGTGATGCAATCGGCAGACTTGATCGGCTTAAACCCGATTAGATGAGAGTTCGAATCTCTCCTTGGCTACCATCAGAGATAACGGCAAGGTGTCTGCTGCCCCTTGGAAGGGTGGTGTGGTTGGTTCGATTCCAGCATCTCTGACCACGGTCTGTTGGTGTCAATGGTAACATATCTGGTTGTCTCCCAGAAGCTATCGGTTCAAGTCCGGTACAGATCGCCAATAATAAAAAATCCAGAAGCAAATGTAGCCTTCTGGTACATGTGGGGGTATAGCTCAACCCGGGAGAGCACTTGGTTTGCACCTAAGAAGATGGAGTTCGAATCTCCTGCCTCCACCAAACAACTTATGGTGGTCGTGGCGTAACGGTAACGCTGAGGACTGTGACCCCTCTAACGTCAGTTCGACTCTGACCGATCACCCCAATAAATATTTTGAGAACTAAGGTGTGTTGAGGATGGTTGAGGGATAACTTAGTGACACTAAAATTACCTGACAAAAATATACACTGGAATGGTACTTGTTGTTCTCAATATAAAAGGAGGCATACCAAAATGTTCAAGAAACTTTTAACTGGTTGTGTTGCTTTTCTGTTCCTGTTGTCCGGTTGTGCAACAAGCCAGATATGTGCAACACCTGAGGCAGATAATAGTGTTATCTGTAAGGTATGCGACACAATGCATACGAGTCCTGAGCAGTTGAACTTGATGTTTAAGCTTATAAACGTAGAGCTAATCAAGTCTGATGCTATCACAAAGGCTGAGTGTTTAGCATTCCTTGATTCTGTAGAGAGTATGCTTGAGTCTGTATCGTATAATGAGCTTACAAACTACATTATGCTGGTTACTGGGTACTTGAACAACAGCTATTCGGTAGAGCTCATACTGTTAACAGAAACGTTCACTCAGTTTCAGGGCATCGAAATGTCAATCAACGATTTTGACATTGGGCTACTGCGTAAGCACATTAAGCAGCAAAAGGCTCTCTTGGGGATGTTTCAATAATGATGAGCTTTGCAGATCCAATGCACCCGGCACATGAGTTAGATGACCGGGAACTAATGTATATTGCGTACCATGGGTACAGACGTGAGTTTGCTGGTAATATCAAGGATAGATACAGGTGGCCTTGCAAGCCTCTTAGAGAGGCAGCTATTCGATGGGCACAGGACTACCCGGATATTTTTCATGCGGATATTGAAGACTTTGTAAAAAGAAGACATAATGCCCAGTAAGCTAATGGATGGCTACGTGACTTTGAATCACGTGACACTGGTTCAATTCCAGTCTGGGCTTCCAGTATGGCAGGGAGAATGGGTATTCACGTGAGTCTCATAAGCTCGCCTCCGTTGGTTCGACTCCAACCCCTGCAACCAAACACTGCAGTGTAGCTTAATGGTAAAGCGTCCGGCTGTTAACCGGAAAGATGTAGGTTCGACCCCTACCGTTGCAGCCATCTTTAGGTCGTTAATTCAATGGCAGAATAAGTGGCTTTTAACCATTCTACAAAGGTTCGATTCCTTTACGGCCTACCAGACTCGCAGTAGTCTAACGGACAGGCACTTGGCTACGAACCAAGCAACATGTGAGTTCGAATCTCACCTGCGAGTCCATAAGCCCCTGTAGTCAAACGGAATGGCAACGGTCTTCTAAGCCGTAAAATTATGGAGGTTCGAATCCTCTCAGGGGTTCCATAGTTCCATAGCTCAAAGGTAGAGCAAACGACCGATAATCGTTAGATAATGGTTCGATCCCATTTGGAACTACCAAATAACGTATAAAGGGGAGTTATATGATAGATAGAGAGATTCTATTCAGGTGTTTTCATGATGAAGACTGTTCGTGTGATCGATGTATGGACGCTCACTTTGACGAGTATGAGCAACTTAACTCGATGACCGTTGAAGAACTCCTTTTATATGCGTGTGAGTGCTTCAACGTTGTCCTAAATAAGTATCATGATAGGTATACATTGACAGACGAGATTATGGACTTATATGAAAAATATACACGGTAGGTTGGCAGAATGGTAATGCAGCAGGTTGCTAACCTGTAGAGTCTAACAAGCTCTGCTGGTTCGAATCCAGCACCTATCGCCAAATTTTTTTTTTTCTTTAAATTGACTCACAAGTGAATATTAACAGGAGGGAATCAATGGCACGTTATGAGGAACGTGAGTGTCCTAAACACGGTCTTACGGTTCACCGGAAAAGGAAAGGACGAAATAATTCTTATAGATGCTTGGCTTGTTATAGAGAGAAAAGAAAGGCTAATAGGATACATAAGAAAAATAAACTTGTAAAACAGTTTGGTGGTAAGTGTATAAAATGTGGGTATGATTCTTTGCCAACTTTACAATTCCACCATACAAATCCAACAAAAAAAGAGGGGAATGTTTTTACTTTACTTTATAATAAGTCCTTTAAAGCAGCATTAAAAGAAGCTGAAAAATGTATCTTAGTATGTGCAAACTGTCACTGCGAGATACATGAAGAGCTTGGGAAGGTTTGACAGTGGGGAACAGTCTACCTGTTTTGAAAACAGCATTGGTGTAACAGCCATGGGGGTTCAAATCCCTCACCTTCCTCCACAATATTGAGAGGTAGCTCAGTCTGGTAGTAGCTTTAGGGTGAAATCCTAAGTATGCGAAGGTTCAAATCCTTCCCTCTCAACCATAACGTCCAGTAGCTCAATGGTAGAGCAGAGTCCTTATAAGGCTCAGAAAATGGTTCAAATCCATTCTGGACTACCAACAGCCCTGAGATCCTATGGATGGATGACATCCTTACAAGGTGTTTGAAGTAAGTTCGATTCTTACCGGGGCTACCATACGGCCCTTCGGGGCCTCCACATAGCCGTGATCCAACTGGGTTGGCTACGGTCTGCAACACCGTCTGTTTTGGGTTCAATTCCCAACACGGCTTCCAATGGCCTTGTACAACTTAACTGGCATAAAGTGCATGGACTTTCAATCCATGGACAGGGGTTCAATTCCCCTCAAGGCTACCACTTCTAACCTGACAACCAGCAACTGATTAATAACAGGACGGACTTGCTGGTAACCGTCCAAACAAAGGAGAAATAACTATGGCAACTAACAATTGGGGAAGTAAATTCTCACACGTACACATGAAACACCTTGCTGCGTTCATGACTACGTACAACATGGCAACACAGACTATTGCTGTAGATGGTACTAACGTCTACAACATTCAGTCAACTGGTACAGCGTCATGTGTAATCAATGGTGTGTACATTCCGGCACTTACTGCTGATGCTGAGCTTCTGATTACATCAGACGAAATTACGACAGCATGGGCTGCTGGTACAGCTTACTCAGCCGATACTACTGTATATACTGGTACAGCAGCATCTTCAAGCGTTAAGTACTGGAAGTGCTTGGTAGCACACACATCAACAGAGAACACAAAGCCTACTGACGGTGACTCTAACTGGCAAGCACTACCTAACTTGGCTGGACAAGAACTTGCAGACGATTACCGTATTCTTATTATGGTAACTGCAGATGCTGATGGCACTCTTGGTGTTTGGAGAGCGTCTGACGATACTGCTATCGGTACAGCACCTACACCTGATGTGCCTTACTTTGATCCATCAGTCTACTGTGTTGTTGGCTGGATTGACTATGCTAATGATGCTGCATCTGCTGCTGTTACATTTGGTGACACAGACGGTGGTGTAGACTTTGGAACTGATGGAACGTTTTACCAACAGATTGGGCCTGTGTTCCCTTCAGTAGCTAACCTGCCTAAAAACTAAGAGGAGGATATTATGGGAGATTATAACGACTCAAACTATGCCTCTTTGTTTAATCATAATGCTGCTGAAATGCTGATGGCATTTGCTAACACATACAATATAGCTACACAAGCAGTAGCCTTTGCTGCTGCAGATCCTGCTACAACAGGAACTGCTATGTGTTATATTGATGGTGTTCTTATCCCATCATTGACAGTAGAGGATGATGCTGACTGGTCTTCAGACACATCAACAATTAGTGTTGAGGGTGATGCTGAAGGCTTTGTAGTGCCTGACACATACAGTCAGTACCTTGCAGTATTTGCAGACGCAGATGGCAGACTACGTATTGACCTTGCCGGAGACTTAGCACTTGATGCTGACGTTGAATGTAAGATTCCTATGTTTGACCCAAGCACCTACGTGTGTATTGCTATCGTTCTTATTGATGGTAATGGTTGTACTCTTGGCACAACTAATATTAACGCTCTTGCAACAGTCTATCAAGTTGTTGGGCCTGTGTATCCACATCCTGATAATTTGCCACAAGGAATTTAAGGAGGTTACCATGGCTGTTGTAGAAATTATGCATAAGACATACCATTGGCAAGCTCATTCCTCAGATCCCAGACCGAGCTCTGGGATCACTGAGGGATCTACTATTTATTTTGTAGATACTGGTGAGCAGTATATTTGGCACAACGGTATGTGGGTAAAGGATGAGAGAGTTTAACCTACTAACAAAATAACAATGTATAACGAGTAAAGGAGAAAATTATGTACGGAAAAACTAATGCCGGGTTAGGACTACCTGTTCTTGTAGATCCTAACGGAAGCCCTATTGTAAGAAGTGACCTTGCGAGAGCAGCACTTGAAGACAGGCTATTTTATGTTAACACAGCCACAGTTGTTGACTGTTCTACAACACTTAATACGACATTTACTGGTCTTGCCCTTGGTAATCCTGCCACATCAGGTAAGTTCTATATTCTTCATGAGTTCGGTTGGGCAACAAAGGATGCTGTTACTGGTGAGTCTATCCTATCACTTGCTATTACTACTGTGTCCGGTCTTGCTGCTCAGTTGACTGTTAAGACAGCTAAGGCTGGTGGAGCTATGAATTCACAAGCCCTTGCAGACGAAGCTGCTACTATTGTAGCACCAGTTGTTTGTAAGACAGTTGCTGAACTTGGTCAGGGTGCTGACTCCGTTAAGTATGGTGGACAAGGCCCAAATATTCTTGACCTTAAAGGTAGTATTATTCTTTCACCGGGCTACGCTGTTGTGACTGACTCAACAGTAGCTACTGGTGCTTCTATGTCCTTCCATTACGTATGGGAAGAAGTAGATATAGATAATTATTAATTTAAACGGGTCTTAATACTAAGCTCATACTAACAAGGAGAAATGAACAATGGCAATAAGCAATCATGATTTACAACTTTTAGACTCGACTACAAGAAAGGTTGTTCTGGATGCGTTAACGAATCCTGACTTTTTAAAAGTAGTTACACCTAATTACGGTGCCGGGTTTCTTGGAACAGGAGAGGAACCAGTAAAGCTTACAGGCACTGTAAATGGTATAAAGATAGTTGAGCACAGACTTGACATCCAAGGCCTTGCTTGTAAGGGTGACGCTCAGGGTGATGCTATCGGCCTTGCTGCTGGTGGAGCAGCCTATTTCGATCAGTACACTGTTGCTGAGTATGGTTATGTTTACCGTATAGAGATGATCTGTTTGGAAACTCCTACTGAGGCAACTGCTACATTTGAGCAGGACATTGACCTTATGGCAGAAGATGATAATGACGTGGCATATGATGGTGCTGTAGATGATACAGTCATTGCTGCTGCGAGAGACTGGGTTGTTGGTGAAATGGCTGTGGATAATACTCCTAAGCTTACAGCTAATGACTACTTTTACCTTGGAGAAGGCGATACTGGTGCCACAACTGGTGTTTATGGTGCTGGTAAATTCGTTATCAGATTCTATGGTCATCCCGGCTTCTAAAAAGGAGGTAGACCATGGCTAACCTGAGAGATTATGCTCATATACTTGATGGTGTTGATTCAAAGGCTAAGAAGGTTCTTTCAGACGTATTTGATAGATGGTTTCCTTCAGCAGTTATGTCTTTGACAAACAAGACTATTTCAAGTTGTACTATAAATAATAATGTGACTGGGAATCTTACTGGTGATGTTGAAGGTGATGTCACTGGTGATTTAACAGGAAACGTTACTGGCAATGTAGAAGGAAATGTTACTGGTAATGTGACTGGCGAGGTGACTGCTCTTGGATCTGCAGAAACAGCAGAGCACGGGGCCGGAGCCATCGGAACTGGGGTTGCCCCAAAGACGTATCGCTACAATCTACCTAACGGTGATATTTGTACGGAGATTCAGATTGACCTAACAGGTCTTGGGGTTAAAGGTGATGCTGCTGACGATGTTATCGGCCTTGTGACAGAAGCACCAGATGCATACATTGGTAAGATTGTGACTGCAACTTACGGTGTTGTATACAAGGTTGAGCTTATTTGCCTTGAGACACCTGCAGGTACTGACACGACTGCAGATATTAACATAACCTTAAACTCTGGTGGAGAGCTTGGGTATGATGAGGCAGCCAGCAATGATTATCTGTTTAACACAGGCGGTCTTGCAATTGGCAGTCTGTATCAGAATATTCTTCCCACCACAATAACTACTAATGACTATATCTATATGACTGAAGGGGATACTACAGCCTCAGAAGGTACGTACACTGCTGGTCAGTTCATTCTTAGGTTTTACGGTCATGCGATACTTAGTTAATAAATAAGCTGCTGTAGCTCCAACGGTAGAGCACGTGCCTTGTAAGCACATGGTTGTAGGTTCAAATCCTACCAGTAGCTCCATTTTAAAAAACACCCCGAAGGAAGGGAGGTCATCAGCGACTCCCTTCCAAATTATTTCTAAATTCCTTCAAGGAACGTGTATGACCTTCACGCTTAGAC